AATTTAGAGGATTATGAAAATATTAATTACAGAATCACAATTTAAAGAAATTTTAGAACAAGCTAAAAGTGAAGTTCAATCTGTTGTATTTGAAGATATGTGTGGTAAAAAAAATACCTTTAAATCTGATTCAAAAGAATATCAAACGTTTTATTATAATAATATAAATTCTTACAAGTGGGATGGAAGTAAGTACACATTTGATTGGTCTAAGTATTATAAAAATTGGAGTACAATGTCCAACGACCAAAAAAAACAAGAAATAGAAAATACGAGGAAAATAAAGTGTGCTGTTGGTTCTTACAAAGATAATCCAAATCTAATAACTTTATTTCTAAATGATTTAAAAAATGTTGTTTGGGCTAACTTAACATTTGATAATATTGTTGAGATTATAAGTAAAATATTACCCTATTTACCTCCTCCTTATGGTGGAAAGGGTGCTGCAAAAAGTGTGGAGTTAGCACACGGAATTAGTTATATTGTTAGATTCCAATTCTCTAAAAATTTAAATGAAATGACCTCAAACTTTGTTAATGGTATATTTAAACTTTTAGATATTATGGGTTTTATGGATACCAAGTATCTACCAAGTTTTGTTAATGATAAAATTAATAAAGTTATTGGGTTCTTTGGTAAATATTTTGATGAATTTCTTGAAACACCTTTAGGAAAAAAAATTATATCAACTGGAATCTCAAAGTTTGTACAAGTGGTAATAACTATCTTGAAAACATTAATTGAAGACCAAGTTGAAAATATATTAATGTCTATAAGTGAATATATTTTAAAGCCAATTATGAATTTCATTGAACCATATAATCAAGAACTTCAAAGAATACTTGGTAGTACCATTAACTACCTTAATAGTATTTCAACAAATTTTAAAGTTGTTGGTGAGTTCGCTAATTATATAGAAAAAAAAGAACCAAATGCCTTTACCTAAAAAAATAAAAAAAAATTTACCACTAACTGAATCAAAAGTTGGATTAGGTAGGAGACAAGAATTATTAGATAAAATTAATAAGGATGGAACTTATTTACCAAAATCACTTCTACATGCTGATTTGGATGGTGGTTTTTTAGATTTTGTAAAAAATGAATTGACATTGGTTGTTGATGGGAAACTAATACCAACAATAGATATTATTATTACCACACAAAATTGGACACAATTTGTTGAAACTTGGGAAATTCAAAACATTGATAAAAATGTTGAACCCCCTTTTGTAACAGTTGTTAGAAAACCCGAAGTAAAATTCGGAACAAATCCCTCAACTTTATACAATATACCAAATCGTAAATTGTTTTTTTATGCTCAAGTACCAACTTGGGATGGTCAAAGGATGGGTACGGATGTTTATAAAATTCCACAACCAGTACCTGTAGATATTTCGTTTGAAGTCAAAATTATTTGTAATAGAATGAGAGAACTTAATCAATTTAATAAAATTATTTTAGAAAAGTTTGCATCTCGACAAGCCTATCAAGTCATTAAAGGTCATTATATTCCAATCGTAATGGGTGATATATCAGATGAAAGTGTTTTGGATGTAAACAAAAGAAAATATTTTATTCAAAGTTATAGTTTTACTATGTTGGGGTTTCTTATAGATGAAAATGAATTCGAAGTTAGTCCCGCCATAAGTAGAATATTACAAGTTACTGAAGTTGATACTAAAATCACTAAAAGGACAAAGAAAAAGGAATCAACAGAACAACCTAATAACTTTGATTTAATTTTTAATGTTGGTAATGACACACTATCTCAAATATTCAATTATACTACGAATCTAAACATTTTGAATTTAGTGAATGTAAATCAATATTTCGTTTATATTAACAATGATTTTTATGGCACTAATAGTTCACCAATACAAATAAATACTAATGATTTAGTAAGGATTGAGATTGTTAGAGGTAATGGGGCTAATGTATCATCTATCGTCTTAAGTGGATTATTAATTTAAAAATCTCCATAAATATCTTTTTTTTCTTTACACTTATCAACTATTAATCTTTCCAAAAAACGATACATTTTTATTCCATTCTTATCACAGTAAGTTTTAAGTAAATTATGTACTTCGATGGATATTTTCAAATTCTTTATTTTTTTCTCATTTTTTGACATGGTAGAAAAAAGGTAGAATTTATTCTACTCAATTTATTAATACATAGTACAAAGTAAAGTTTTTTAGTTGTAGTGGTTATATTTATTTATAAAAATAAATTATTAAATAACCAAATCAATGTCAAACAGTAAAGTTTTTGTATCTCCTGGTGTTTATACTTCTGAGGTCGATTTAAGTTTTGTATCACAAAGTGTTGGTGTAACAACTCTTGGTATAGTTGGTGAGACTTTAAAAGGTCCTGCCTTTGAACCTATTTTTATTACAAACTTTGACGAATTTACAACATATTTCGGTGGTACTTCTCCTGAAAAATTTATAAACACACAAATACCTAAATATGAAGCAGCTTATATTGCTAAAGCATATTTACAACAATCAAATCAATTATTCGTAACAAGAATACTTGGTTTATCTGGTTATGATGCGGGACCTTCTTGGTCTATTTCCACAATAGCAAATGTTGACCAATCAACTGTTGGTTTTGATTGTGCGAGTGCTACCACTGTAAGTTGTATTACTCAATGTGTTCAATTTAAAGTTAGTAGTTACACTACTAATTTCACTGGTTGTACAAATAATATTGATTCTATTTCTTACACATCCTCAATACCTACACTATTATCAGGTGATTTATATAGTACATATGAATTATTTAATGGATCAACTTCAACAATTGATACTGATATTAAAAGTCAGATTTTCAACATACTGAATACACCATCAACATCAGCAACGTCTATTAATTATTTTGGTATAGTTTCAGGAGATACGATAACAAATCAACTATCTGCATTCACTTCACAAAATAATGTGTTTGGTGTTGATAATATTAATTCTAATTTAGCGGATTATACAGCAGCTGTAAATGATACTTGGTATTATGCAACATTTGACAATATTGGTAACGGACAATATTCAGGTTATTCTTTTTATGATTATGTAAATAGTTTGACTTTGACTTCATCACTATCCAATTGTGCTTCTTTTTTTAGTTATTCGATTAGTTCAACAACACTTGGTTCGATAGCGGGGTCAATAAATTACAATACAAATGTAATTAATGTTTGTTTACCATCAACGGCAACTACGGCAAATACAACTGCATTAACGATTACTTATAGTGCTTGTCCAACAAGTTTAAGTGCGGTCACTAGTGGTGGTGTAATACAATCAGCGACAACATTAGGATACAACTTTAGTTCTTTAACTAGAACATACACAATTGTTTCTGATGATGGAACAGCAACTTCTGCTTGGACAGTCAACCTATTACTTACAGATCCTTGTGGTGTTTGTGCCACAGGTAATACTGGTTCAATACAACTTGGAACGATAACGAATTGTTATAGTGGTAGTATTACCGGTAATATATACATTTATAGTGGATTGTCTTATACAGATTATGATGACTTAGTGATTGCAACTTTACGTTCAAGAGGTATTGCCACATATGGAACTGATGATGGTCCGGTGTATGAAGTGAGTGGAACAACTGATGTAACTATGAATTGTACTGGTATATATTCAGCTGTAACTAGAAACCCTTACGCAACATTTGCATTGAATGTGACAAATAAAGATGGAGAAAACTTTACTTTTGAAACTTCATTTACTAATTCAGATCCTAAATATTTAGCAAAAGTTTTCGGTTCTTCTAACTTTGCAAAACCTAGGTCTACTACACCTTTATTTGTTGAGGAAAGATTCCAATCATTATTAAATTATGCTTATAGAAAAGGATATATTAGAGGTTTGAATTGTAATCTAACTGCATTACCAAATGCAAGACAAGAATCAGATATTACATCGATAGCATTTTACTTGGAAAGATATCAATCACCAGTTTCTCCATGGGTTGTATCTGAACTTAGAGGTAATAAAGTATTCAATCTTTTCAGATTTACAACAATAGCTGATGGTGATGCGGCAAATGTTGAAGTTAAAATATCTATGGCTAATATGTCCTTCAATAATGGAACTTTTGATGTCTTAATCAGAGATTTTTTTGATACTGACTCCAATCCAGTAGTTTTAGAGAAATTCACAAATTGTTCTATGAATCCTAACGAGAATAACTTTATTGCTAAAAAAATTGGTACGAAAGATGGTGAATACGCTTTAAATTCGAAATTTGTAATGTTAGAAATGAATGAAGATGCACCAATAGATGCTTTACCTTGTGGTTTCTTAGGTTACAATACAAGAGAATATGCTGGTGTAAAATCTCCATTCCCAATTTACAAAACAAAATATGATTTCCCGGGTGAGGTAGTTTTCAATCCACCTTTTGGATTGAGTTCAGGAGCTGATGACGCTTTAAGAAGTGCAGGTGATAATGTAAGAAGAACATATTTAGGTATTTCTGACACGGTTGGTTATGATGTTGACTTCTTTACTTACAAAGGGAAACGTTTACCTGGTTCAAGTATTTGTGACGCAACAACTGGTGCTGATTGGTCTTATAGAACAAAAGGTTTCCATATGGACATCAATGCGTCAGGTATTACAATTGCTAATTCATTTACAACTAGTGGTACTGCAGAATTTTTCGTTGGTAGTGGAACATTTACTTCAGACCCTGATGATGAAACAAATCCATATTACAGAATATTTGCTCGTAAATTTAGTTTATTATGTTCTGGTGGTTTTGATGGTTGGGACATTTATAGAGAAAGAAGAACTAATGGTGACCAATTTGTGTTAGGTAGAAGTGGTTATTTAAAAGGAGCATGTCCTTCTTTCAGATATCCAACTGCAACTGGATGGGGTGCATTTAAAACTATAACAGTTGGTAATACAACACAAGATTATGCAAATACTGATTATTATGCTTATTTGTTGGGACAACAAACATTTGCAAATCCTGAAGCAGTTAATATTAATGTATTTACTACACCTGGTATTGATTATGTAAATAATAGTAATCTTGTTGAAGCTGCAATAGAAATGGTAGAGTTTGATAGAGCCGATTCTATCTATATCACCACAACTCCAGACTACAATATGTTAGTACCAACAACAGGTGAACAAACTGATATTATTTATCCACAAGAAGCTGTCGATAATTTAGAAACAACTGGAATTGATTCAAACTACACAGCTACTTACTATCCTTGGGTGTTGACTAGAGATACCGTGAACAATACACAAATTTATATTCCACCAACAGCTGAGGTATGTAGAAATTTAGCTTTGACAGATAATATAGCCTTCCCTTGGTTTGCGGCTGCAGGTTATACTAGAGGTATTGTAAACGCTATTAAGGCCAGAAGAAAACTTACTCAAGAGGAAAGAGATACACTTTATAAGGGTAGATTAAATCCAATTGCAACATTCTCAGATGTTGGGACAGTAATTTTCGGTAATAAAACTTTACAAATTAGAGAATCTGCTTTGGATAGAATTAATGTAAGACGTTTATTATTACAAGCAAGAAAATTAATCTCAGCAGTATCAGTAAGATTATTGTTCGAACAAAATGATGAAAAAGTTAGACAAGATTTCTTAGATGCGGTTAATCCAATTTTAGATGCCATAAGAAGAGATAGAGGTTTGTATGATTTCCGTGTTACGGTTTCATCGGATCCTGCTGATTTGGATAGAAATCAATTAACTGGTAAAATTTATATTAAACCAACTCGCTCCCTTGAATTTATAGATATTACATTCTACATCACTCCAACAGGAGCTTCGTTTGAAAACATTTAAAATTTTTTATTAATAAATGGGGGAAGATAAATTCTTCCCCTTTTTTTATAAATAGATATTTATTACTATGAGAAATAGAATTATTAAATTATTAAGAGAATTTGAGGAAAGGGAAATTCCCATGAAATATTATGCTTTTGATTGGGATGATAATCTTATGTTTATGCCCACCAAATTATATCTATTAGATGATGATGGTGATGAAGTAGGAATGGGTACTGAGGATTTTGCAGAATACCGAACAGAAATTGGAAAAAAACCATTTGAATATAATGGTTTCACTATAGTTGACTTTGCCAAAAACCCTTTCAGAGATTTTCAAGTGGGAGGGGATTCAAAATTTTTGAAAGATGTTATGTCAGCAGAGTTAGCTGAAAGTGCTTCATGGCCTGATTTTGTTGAAGCAATAAATAATGGTTCATTATTTGCAATAATAACCGCAAGAGGACACAATCCTTTAACACTAATGAAAGGTGTTAAAAAATTAATTGAGTCAAATAGAGGTGGTATTGACTCAGACAAATTATATAATTCTTTGGTAAGGATGAGAGAGAATGCTGGTGAAAAAGTAAAAGGAAAAGAAGAAGAAATCGATAGATATCTAAGATTATGTAGATTTTATCCCGTTTCATTTGGTGAGGGTTCCGCAACAAATCCTGAAGTTTCGAAAATTCAGGCTATGAATAAATTTAAAAACTATGTTGAGTCACAAGCAGAAAAATTAAATTTAAGGTTATCGAAAAAAATTATAAATAAAATTTCAAATAAATTTATACCTATTATTGGATTTTCAGATGATGATCCAAGAAATGTGAGAGCAATGAGTAAAGGAACTAAAGGGATAAAAATATTTACAACACAAGGTGGGAAAAAAAGAATTTATAATCCTGAAGATGATTTACAATTAGAATACATAATTAAAAAAATTATTAATAAAATATTATAATTATAACTAGTTCTAGATAAGAATAATTATTTTATTTAATAAAGTAAATAGAAAAATAATAATAAGATATTTATAATTAAAATAAAAAGATTAAAAAAATAATACAATGGCTGATTTACTGATGAAAATGCCCATACCTTATGAACCTAAAAGATCCAATAGGTTTATTATGAGATTTCCTTCTTCTTTGGGTATAAATGAATGGTTTGTTGAATCAACATCAAGACCAAAAATTGAAATAAATTCAGTTCCAATTCCATTTTTAAATACTGAAACTTATGTTGCGGGTTCATTCAAATGGGGAACAATAAGTGTAACTTTTAGAGACCCTATCGGTCCTTCTGCCGCTCAAGCACTTATGGAGTGGGTTCGTTTACACGCTGAATCAGTAACTGGTCGTATGGGTTATGCCGCAGGTTACAAAAAAAATGTTGACTTAGAAATGTTAGACCCTACTGGAGTTGTTGTTGAAAAATGGATTTTAGAAGGTTGTTTCTTAACTGATGTTGACTTTCAAGGTTTAGGTTATAGTGATGACAAATTAGCAACTATACAAGCAACTCTTAGACCTGACCGTTGTATTCTAGTTTATTAAATCAAATGTTTATTTTTTTTATTGTACAATTATTTTTACAATAAAAAACTATGGATTCTAATTTAATAAAAGCTGGCACAGAAAATTTTAATTTGCCACACGATGTTGTACCTTTACCATCGGGTGGTATTTTTTATAAAAACAAAAAGAAATCTGTTAAAGTAGGTTATTTAACAGCAAATGATGAAAACATCATCATAGGTGGTGTATCAAATCCAAATGTTAATGTTGTTACTACTTTAATAAGGGCAAAATTGTATGAAGTTGACATTAAACCTGAAGAGTTATTAGAAGGTGACATCGAGGCTATCTTAATTTATTTGAGGAATACTTCATTCGGACCTGAATACATATTGACTCTTAACGATCCCGTAACTAATAAACCATTTGAGGTAACGATAATATTAGATGAATTGAATATTATTAAACCAAATGTTTTACCTGATGAAAACGGACACTTTAATATTAAATTACCTAGAAGTGAAGTTAATGTTAAGTTAAAACCATTGACTTATGGTGAGATTTTAGAATTAGACAAAATGGTTGAAAATTATCCATCTAATTTAACTGCACCAAGGATAACATGGAGGTTGATGAAACAAATTGTAGAAATTAATGGAGAAAGTGACAAAGAAAAAATATCTCAAATGATTAATAATCTTCCAATTATGGATTCCAAATTTATTAAAAAATTTATAAAAGAAAATGAACCATCATTAGATTTGAAAAGAGTTGTAAAAGCACCATCAGGTGCAGAAGTGAAATTGGAGGTCACTTTTGGTGTTGAATTTTTTCGGCCTTTCTTTTAAATATAGGGAAATATTATTGGATGAATATTTTTTAATGGGAAAATATTTACACACTTCATATAATGATTTCCTAAACATTCCAACTTTTTCAAGAAAATACTTGATTAATAAAATTATTGAATACCACACATCTGATAAATAAAAGGGTGTGTGGTATTTATTTATAAAACAAAACAATTATGGGTGATGAAGAAAAAAAATCTCTCCTCGGTGGTTTAGAAAAAGAATTAGAAGGAATTGCTGTAGAATTTGGTAATAAATTATACACAAACATAGATCCAAAACGAATTAAAAAAATTTTTGATGATGTAGAGACATCGGCTTTTGATGTAGCTAAATCATTTGGTGTTGGTAGAACTAATATTATTAACATAAAAGCAGCAATGACCGATGTTGTTGGAGATGTTAAAGAATTAGGATATGGATTTGACGACATCGCAAAAATACAACAAGGTATTGCTGAAAATTTGGGGAGAAATGTTATATTAAATTCCCAATCATACAAAGATTTACTTGCAACCTCGAAAGTAACCGGAGTCGATGCAATTGCATCAGCTAAAGCTTTCAAAGATGTTGGCGTTTCTTATATGGGTGTTCAAAATCAGATGCAAAAAGTTATGGATGTATCTCGATCTATGGGGGTTAATGCTCAAGCTGTGTCTCAAGATGTAGTCGACAATTTGGGAGCACTGAACAAGTATAACTTTAAAGGTGGTATTGAAGGTTTAGCAAAAATGGTTGCGCAATCAAAAGCAATAGGTGCAAATCTTGATAAAATTATGCAAAAAGCGGACGAGCTATTTGATCCTGAAAATGCAATCGAGATGGCAGCAGCAATGCAGAGATTAGGTGTTACCCAATCAGAATTGTTAGACCCATTACGTTTAATGGATATGGCACAAAATGACCCAGGTGAGTTAATGAATCAAATGGGAAAAATGTCTGAAAAATTTGTCCAATTAAATAAAGATGGACGTTTTGAAATTATGCCTGGTGCAAGAAGACAATTAATGGAAATTGCTAAATCTGCAGGTATGACTTACGAGGAAATTGCAAGAATGGCTGTTGGTTCTAAAGAACTCGATTTGAAACTTTCTAAAATAAAATTTCCTGCGACTTTTTCAGAAGACCAAAAGAATTTTATAGCTAATTTAGCGGAAATAGGACCTGGTGGTGAAATGACACTTACAATTGATGGTGAACAGATGGGTATAGATAAAGCAATGGAAACTTTTGCAAAGGACAAAGATGCTTTAAACCGATTTATGAAAGACCAAGAACCGAAAACGATGGAAGAATTGGCTAAAGAACAACTTACGGTTGCTGAAACAGGTAATATATTATTAGCTTCGATAGAGGACAGAGTTGGTTATGGTTTAGCAAGTTCTGTTGGTATGGATAGATTGGGTAGAGCACAAATAGAACTTAATAAAAATCTTATGGAAGTTGCAAAAAGAACCACTACTGAAGGTGGTGTAGAAAAAGCTGCAGTTTTTTCTGAAAAAGGGATTAGACAAGGAATTGGAAAACAATCAGATGAAGTAATTAAAAATCTATTTAAAGGTGATTTTGGTAAAGCGGGAGAAGCTGGAATGAGTATTTTAAATGAATTATATGAAGGGTTCAAACAAATAGGAAAAAATGCTACTGAAGTGTATGGTAAGTCAAACCTTCCAAAGATTATGACAGGTCAAGAAGGTGAAACATCAACTGAAATAGCTAAAACCAAAGAAACTACTGAAACAAGTTATCTAGATAAACTTCAGAAAAAAGTTCAAGAACCAACAACTCAAAATTTGAATTATACTGGTAATTTAAATGTTAATTTTTCTGCACCACCAGGTGTAAAAACAGAAGATATTGAAAGGGTAATGAATGAATTGTTGAAAAAACCAGAATTTATACAAATGATTGCACAAATGGCAAAAGACCCTACAGGAAAACAAACTCCATCACAACAAAATATGAATTTTTCAAGATAATAAAAAATAAATTCATCTATTTATTTGAAAATAAAATTATGTCTGAAAGTTCATTATCGTTTGCATCAACATCGAGTTTTAGAAATAGTTTACTGAATAGGAACTTAACACCATATGCGGTTACTGGTGTTTACACAGCTCCAGTTGGTACAAGAACATATGAAACGAGTTTGAGTGATTACAATGTTATAAACTCACCTGATGATTTAATATCACAAAATCCTTTTGTTAGACAACTATATCCACTAAATGAATATGGTCCTGAAGGGGGTTATAGCTACAACATAACTTATAATAATCCACCTATAATTAATAATTCTAATCAAGGGGAATACAACCCCAATGATACTGTATTAGATTTAGTCAATGAGTTTTTCATTGATGCTGCTTACATTGAAAACAGATATGGACCTATAGGAGGTTTCAGTGATATGGTTATAGTTGATAATATACAAAATAACAACAAATTATATACACCATATTGGAATCCACCCACTTTTGTTCCATCATCATATAGTCCATATCAAATTTTAATATCACCTGATCCAACTGGTGATAGTGGGTTGTTATCACAAGATTCATATTTGGCAAAACTTGGGGCACAAACCTTAAAACGACTTTTTCAAGACAGAGTTGACGCTGATACAAGGAGAAACACCCAAGGGGCTTTGACTTTAGACACAACAAGTGACCCATTTGATATATCTTTGGTTATTGCAGGTAAAGAACCATTGAGGTCTAAAAATTGGACAATAACTGTACCAACAACACCAACAACTGAATCACCATTTATTCAAAGTTTGGGAGGTGCTTATTTTCCAGTATCACCAATACCAGGTGATTATTTTGACCCTATTTTATTTAATGCAGGTTCGTCAACACAAGTATCCTTGGCTTTAAATGTCCCAAATTTAACAACTGGTGGTGGAGGTTTACCACTAACTTTAAATATAACAACAAACCCCTCACAAAATTTCATTGATAACACTGGTACTGGACAACAATCGGCATTGTTTGCCAATATAGATTACAACAGATATAGGGCTCAATACACAAGAACTTCACAATTTGCTCAAACTCAAAGTACGATTGATCAAAATGGAACATTGAATGGTGGTTATTATGTTGGAAGTAGAAATTCAGAACCATCAACAATTACATCTCCACCATTACAAATACCAACAGACCCATTTGGTAGACAAGTTCAAACACCTGTTTACGGACCTAGTGAGTTAGGAAGTTTATATGAGGGTAATATTGGAAGATTAAATTTTGGTTTAGCTGGAAAATCATCATCAGATGGTGGTGGTTTGGATGGCCAATTTGTTTGGGTTTCACCTAAATATAAAGGTGATGCAGGATTTAAACCAACTCCAGGTGGCGGAAAAGGTTCACAAGATGAAGAATATAATTTAATAAGTTCACAATATACTAGTAATGAATCCACGAATTTACAATTTAAAGAAAGTTCCATTTTAGATGCAACACAACGTTTAGTAAATTCAGCCGATTTGGTGAATGGTATTTCTAAATTAAAACATGTGGGGAACGCTATTAACCAAGTTAGTAAAGTTTTCAACGATGGTTATAAAGAATTGACTAAAGGTTCTAAAGTTTTGTCTTATAGGGACAACACAACTGGTGCCGAAGCGGGAATAGAGTATTGTAGAGTGTTTGCTAAAGACACTCCATACTATACCTATGCTGATTTACAAAAAACGGATGGTATAACCAAGTCAGGTAGAAGATTTGATTACTCTGTATTAGATAATACTTTCAATCTCAATATAGCTCCACTTAAAAATCCTGGTTCAACTAATTTACAGCCGAACGCAAAAGGACAAATTATTGCCAAGAAATATATGTTCTCAATAGAAAACCTTGCTTGGAGAACATCAAGTAAACCAGGTTTCACATATGATGATTTACCTGCTTGTGAAAGAGGTCCAAATGGTGGCAGAATAATGTGGTTTCCACCATATGACTTAGATTTCAGTGATGATGCTAAAGTATCATTTCAAGGGACTACATTTATCGGTAGACCTGAACCAATATATACTTACCAAAATTCAAGTAGAAGTGGTTCAATTTCTTGGAAAATAATTGTTGACCACCCATCAGTTATGAATACAATTGTTCAAAAACAATTAAAGGGACAATCGAAAGAAAAAATAGATTCCATAATTGATTCTTTTTTTGCTGGTTGTGTAAAATTTGATATTTACGAGTTAGCTAAAAAGTTTAACACCATACCTTTATCTGAATTATATACATATCAAGAAGTTATTAATAATCCAAGACTAACTAAAGAAGAACTTGGTCAAATTATCAATGAAATATCAAAACAAAATGTTCCTTTGGGTGGAGAAAGTGGTGGTAATCTTGAAGCAAACTCAACAACTAAAAAAACAACACCTGATCCTGCTAAAAAAGCTTTTGTAGACACATATTTAGGTGTTGGTTTTTATTTTGATAATGATATTCCATCTTCGGGTGACATTCCATATAATAACACATATGATGACTATATTTCAAAAAAAGAAGTCTACAAAACAAATGCAGATTCGGCTTTTGCGTCAGGGGGAACTTTCTGTAAACAAAATGTAGAGTTTTGTAATAGAGCAAAAAACGTCAATGAATTTTTTGATTCTGTAATCAAAACTAATTATGAAAAAGTTTCATCAAGTCAAAAAAACTTTATAACGGATGCTTTTGACTTACTCAATAACAAGAAAGGAACAATTACTATAGAAATGGAGGGAGCAGCATCAGCAACAGCTTCAGATAATTATAACGAAAAACTATCTCAACGAAGAATTGACTCTGTTGAAAATTTTTTAAAAACATTTAAAATTGGTGATGCTAATTTACAAAAATTTATAGACGATAAAAAACTAATAATAAAAGAAATTGCAAGTGGAGAAAAAGCAAAGAGTGTTGTCCCCAAATCAGCGGATGGTACACCAGGATTTGAAGTTAATTGTACCGAGGATGTCAAAAGTACTAATGGTAATATAACTTCTCAATCACAGATATATTCTGTAAATGCAATGGCTTGTAGACGTGTTATTATTAAGTCAATTGTTGTTGATGTACCTGATATTGAAACGACTGAACAAGCTAATCCTGAACAACAAAAAGAGGTTAAAACTCAACAAATTGATGTTGTATCAAGTAGACCTGTAGAAAGGGTACAACCAACTATCGATATAGTTAAAAAATTAAAAGAGGGAATTGGAAAAAAAATATTGAGAAATTTATTTAGTGAGTGTGACTATTTTGAGGTTTTAAAAGAAGAAAATCCGATGATATATACATCAATAGTTGAAAAGATTAAATATTTTAATCCACTCTTTCATTCTATGACACCTGAAGGCCTAAATGCTCGTTTAACATTTTTAAACCAATGTACTAGGCCTGGTGAAACAATTCCAACTATAGGTGTAGATGGTAAACCAAGATACAATGATGCCCAAAATACTTCTTTTGGTGCTCCACCTATATTGATTTTGAGAATAGGTGATTTTTTCAATACTAAAATAGTACCTGGAGATATTAATTTTACATATGAAAAGGATGGTCAATTCGATTTAAATCCAGAAGGAATTGGATTACAACCAATGATTGTTAGTGTAAAACTATCTTTTGATATAATTGGTGGAATGGGATTGAAAGGTCCTGTTGAACAATTACAAAACGCTCTGTCATTTAATTATTATGCAAATACCGAGATATATGATGAGAGGGCAACCCCCACTGACGAAAGTTATAAAATAGTTGATCAAGAAATAATTTCATCTTTAACTGCAGGTCAAGAAACTGCAAAACCACAAAATTCAACACCACCACAAACTAACCCTGGAGGGTCTACTATTGGTGAAATACTTACTAATATACCAGTACCGAATGGTCAAAATGGGGAAATTTCCTATGGTAAAATAATGGATAAGATGGTAGATGAAACCATTGCTTATTTTAATAATACTTTAAACACTTTAGAAAAAATTACACTTAACTATAACTATGGAATATTACAATTAGTTAACCAAAAGAGATTGTATACAACTGGTTTAATAAAAGGCACAACGCATGCAAACCAAGATACTCCTATATGGGGTGCACCTTCTAAAGTTGGAGAAAGTTTAAGTTTATTATTTAAAAATGTAATAGAAGATATTGGAAATATTGATGAAGTTTCTGCAAATATTATAATTGAAGAATTAATATATAAAAATTTTAAGGAAGATTCAGATGCGATTAAAGGTGTAAAACAAAATATGAAAGAGTATATTAAAACATTACAATCGGAATTTGAGAGTGGTATTACAACTACAACTCAAGATTTTATAAAATTTCAACAAGATTACGTCTATTTAATTAGACAACTGAATTTAATTGGGGAAAATACCGATGGAAAATTACTAAATGGTAATAAACCAAGAGTTTATAATTTAACTGGTACATCCGAGGTAAGTAAGTCAAGTTTAGAAAGTAGTCCAACCCCTACTAATACAACTCAAGAGTTATCATATGATTACGAAAAAGTTTATGAGGCCTTATTGGACTACAATGATTATTTGTCAAAGAATCCGAATCAAACTAATCCCAAGTATCAAGTAATATTTACATCAGATGACATTGAGTCAATTACCCTTGTCAACGAAAGTTCATTCGAAAATATTTCTGAGGTTTTCTTTTTTATGGTGATATCAAGAATTTTAGCAAATAAAAACAAAAAAGATGCGTTCATTGATAGTATAATAAAAGGTAATTTATTACAAATTAAAACCCCTTTGAATCTAAAAAATCAGTTTACACAAATTGTTAATAAATTATCAAACAAATATGAAAAAGAATTAGCAAGCGAAGAAAAAATATTTAAGGAATTAAGAAAAGACCCATTTTTAAAAAATTACTTGAGTAGTCCTGATAAAATTTTATACCCTAAAGGTAAAACAAGAAAATTTACTTACTCGACAATACCTAATCAAAATACAAATACAACACAAGAAACTAATATTAAAAATGTATACAGTACAGTGAATACAAATTTAGATACTAAAACATTTGATGGAAAAGTTTCTTTTAATAGTTAAATCATGGCAAGACAAACATACAATAGATACGCTGATTTTCTTTTGAATGGACAACAAACCATTGTACCATATATTCAACTACCTAATAAGAGTAGTGATAAAAAATATATTTATAAAATTGGAATGTCTCGTATGGATAAAGTTTCACAACAATATTATGGTACCCCCACATTTGGTTGGTTAATTTTAATTGCTAATCCACAATATGGAGGTCAAGAATGGAATATTCCTGATGGTTCTATATTGACAATACCTTATCCGTTAGTAACTTCTTTACAAGATTACAAATCTCAATTAAACAATCATTTTTTCTATTATGGTAGATAGACCTGAAAACATATTAGTCGATTTTGACTATAACAATATTATAGTAGTAGACCCTAACAAAATCATCGATGAAGATGGTCGTGCAAAAGATAGACATATTAGAATGGAAAATATGGTTTACTACGCTAACCTTGAATGTAAAGTAATACCAAGAACTAAATTAGCTGTAGGTGTTGCTGCAAACGATGCGATACAAACTATTTCGGTTGCTTCATTAAACTTTTTACAACCAGGTGGTGAGGATTTTCTTAACACCAAATGGACTGATGAAATAACTGGTAAAGATTCATTAAAAGGTCAAGGTGTAAATCAACCAATCAAAAATCAGTTTAAAAATCCAAATAAAAACGATGATTATTACGTAAGACAAACGATTAATAGTGGTGGTAAACCAGGTGCAACAGAAAATGGGTTGTTAGGTATTAAAACAATTAGTGTTACAATTAATACCGCGTTTGAACCAGTTATAACAATTAGAATGATTGATGTAAGGGGTAGAGCTTTATTTGAATCGGGAGATAATTCACCTTATGCTGTTTTTTTTAATTTACCATATCCGTTGTTCTATCTTACCCTGAAAGGTTATTTGGGAAAAGCAATTAGGTTACCTTTAATGTTATATAAGTTTGGTGCTTCTTTTAATACATCGTCAGGTAATTTTGATGTTGATTTAAAATTTTACACATACAAATATAATGTATTATCCGAAATAACTATGGGTGGTATTTTGGCCACACCTTATATGTATAAAACTAATCTAAGAATACAAGAAAAAAGTGGAGTACCTAATCAATCTGCTAATGTTCAAAATAGAACAATTACTAGAGGTTATCAAAAAATTCAAGAAGTCTATAGTGAATATAAGTCCAAAGGAATAGTTCCTGACGATTTTCCTGAGTTAACTTTATTGGAAATGAAAGATAGGTTGGATGTTTTTATAAAGAACAAAATGGACACCTTTGCTAAAGAAAATTTACAACCACTTAGTGATTGTGAAGATTACAGAGTTAAGTTAGATGAATATAGAGGTTATGTTTTCTTTTATGCTGGTGTTCAAGCATGGAGTAATGAATTTATGGACAATGAAAACTTTATTCTTTTAACTGACAAAAAAACTAAAGTTTTTACATTTGCGAAGGAAGTTGATACTCCTGATAAAAGAAATACCGCAGAGACCAAATTAATTGCCATCATTAATTTATTTAACGCTTTGTTGAAAAGAAATGCAACTTTGGGTGAAAACGGAAAATATAAAATTGGTAAAAAACCTGAAGTTAAAAGTGCTATCAATTTTAATATCAATATCGATACGTTTAGAAAAATAATACAAGTTAAAGATATTGACATCGCTGAAACTTTTTTACAACGAAAAAAGAAAGAACCAACACCTGCTGAGTTAGAAACATTCCAAGCTGAATTGGAATTACAAACTGAATTTCAGGCTGGTTCTTTCAAAACTAAAAATGGTGAAATAAAACAAGAAAAAAAATTTTTCTTCTTCGAGGGGGAAAGTTCATTCGATGAAATATACCAAAGAATGAGTACAGACCTTAAAAGAATCAGAGAAGATATTGAAAATGCTTTGACTGAGGCTTTAGCTGATTTATTACAAAATAAAAATAATGGTATTGGATTTATACCAAACATAAGAAATGTTTTGGCTGTTTTTTTTGCAAATGGTGAAGCTTTTTTGAGATTGATGGATGATGTACATACCAAAGCATGGAACGAAAGAAATAATGTAATCAGAAAAAGGGCAATTTTCGACCCACAAATTGCTGGTGCATCTCAAGATAATATTAATCCTGGTGATGATACAAATACACCAATATATCCTTGGCCTCAATTTATTGTTGCTACAAATGGGGAAAAAGGACAAGAAAAATACGAAATCAGATATCCGGGTGACCAATCCCTAATTAATCGAACACAAGGTTTCAGGTATGATGTGTGGCCTGAAATTGAATTTGTTGAAGAATTTATCAAGGGTTTAACCGAAAGAGATCCTGAAAGAAAAGAAATAGGACCGACCACAAATGAAGTATTAGATATAAAAAGGGCATCTATTAACGCAATTGAATTTCCAATAACAAATCAAGTTTATAGTAATAAAGAAGAGGTAAAGTTTTTTTATGAAATTTACGAAAGATTAATTTATTTAGTAAATTATTCTAAAATAACTCGTGCAAACAACTCAAATACAACAGCGGATGAAATTTCTAATGTTTTAGCAGAATTCGAAGGGGCAAATCTTTTGGATAGTTTAGGAATAAACAATCCTTTCATAATAATGAAACTTAAAAACTTGGGATTTAATGCTCAGACATTTCCATTGATACTCAGACAAATATCAAATGGTGGTATAGGTGAAAGTTGGCAAAATTATATAAGAGGTATTTTTAATACAAAGTATATTAAAAATCAAATTTCTAATTCTAGTTTTGAATTTATTAAAAGTTCGGATATTGTTAGTAGAGCCACCGAACCACAACTATCAATAGTTGATGAAGAAAAATTAGAAAAATTTATTAACGATTCAACACCTGCTAACAAAATTGACTTTACTGATACTTTCCCATTTACAAATTTAAATTGGTGTAAGAATAACTTAGCTAATGGTGTTGGTGTTAACTCTGTTAATCAAATTATGGACACCAAAGATGTTTTATTCTATAATAAAAATAAAAAAGTTATAACTAATTTTAAACCAGATACTATTTTCAATCAAATAAGACCATTAACTCATTTTGTTTTTGAAAATCCAACTGAACCTTCAATTAATGAGGATAATTTAAAAACTTTTTATCAAACAAGGACTACTGATTATAGAACACAACTTATTACGGAGGGAAATGTTGACTACTCCAACTATAATGGAAATTTAGGTTTGGCTAATCAAACTTCTTCTATGTTAAACACTCCATATTTTACCAATTCAATACAAGAAGCAATTCAAAAATTTAGAGATGGAGACGAATATCCATTTACGGTACCTGCATATTTGTTTCTAAATAGTTTACCTTTGGCAACACCAAAGGAAAAATATAAAACATATGAATTTAATGAAGAAAAAAACCTAAGTTATATTTTTTCTTCTTTAAAAAAGTTTTCAGGTATTCATAAAGTACCATATGTTTGGTTACTAAAATTAGGTTCAGTATGGCATAGATATAAAAAGTATGTAGAAAGTGGAAATAATTTTGATATTTTAGATAACTCTTGGAAAAATTTTAATAGTTTGGTTAATTATGATCCAGTCACTTCCGCTGCCACTAAAACATATAGTTTGACTATAAATAATTCAAATGTTGATATTATATTAGAGGACATAAATGTAATTGGTTTAGGTACAGCTGCAACCACATCTGTAATTATAAATGTGGGGTTTTATCCAAAGTTAATAAATGATTTTAATGTTTTTTATCAGGGATATGAAATTATTAAAAGTAACCAACAAATAAATGGAATTGCCAGAATCAGTGGAGGAACAATACTCACAATACAATCAGTAAATTATAGTCAAATTCAAGTTGGTAATATTATTGGTGGAACAAGTTTCTTGGCAGGTACAACTATTTTATCACAACTAAATGGTACACCTGGTGGTGATGGACAATATACAATAAATTTACCACAATCTGTAAGTAATTCTAATTTCTTTATAACTAATTCACAATCTGTTGGATATACTGACACACTTATACAAGAAGCTTTAAGTTCTGGATTGACTATGGAATATGTTGCTGATGCAATAATAAACGAAACTAACTCAGCAAGAACTTTAAATACAAAAATAATTCCATGGTCTGTCAGTGTTAAAACACCATCTAACCAATTTTGGTATCAAATACCTTCAAGTGGGTCATTGATAAACCAAACTAAATTAGAGTGCTTTAAAAAAACATCATTGAATGGAATATCATCAATTGTTGTTCAAGTAACTGGAAATACCGCGGTACATAATGGTGCTGTAAGAAGTTTTTGGACTGCTCCAAACTATGGATATTTTGATAATGATAAATTATCTAAACCACCATATGATTCTTATTTAAAACACGTTAACCCATCCACTGAAAACCAAGAAAATTTTAGTTTTAGTCCATTATTACCTTCCAAAATGGAAGAATTATTAGCAATCTTTCCCAAAGATATATTGGATGGTTTCGAGAATGAATTTTTGAAGTTTTCTCTTTCAGTATATGATATAGAAAGTGAAGGTTCTACAACAATTTCAGGTGGAATAACTCAAGTTCCATCAGTAAAAAGTTTTAAAAATTTTCAAGCTTTCATGAGAGATATGATGAAAATACCTATAATTACTGGTAACACAGGGGAAGAAATTGTATCATTAGTTCAAACAAGTCAATTTGAAAAAATAAATTCATATATCGGTAATTTTTTAAATTATGATATATATTTTAAATTTGGTAATCCATCTAGTTTTGATAGAAAATTATTTTTAACTTTTTCTAATTTAGATGTTGTTGATCCGATTGTTTGGGAAAAATATCAAACAATAACACCAAACTCTGTACCAGTGAATGGAAATCCAACCTTGTTATTTTCTGAAGTAAACTATCCAAACGTTTGGAAAACATTGAGAACATATGTAGGGTTTTCCACTATTCAGGAATTAACTTATAAAAATAGTGGTTCATATATTACAGATTTTTTTGTTGATTTCAATATTTCTTTTAATGAAGATAATGTAAAATCATTTGCTCCAATTATTAAAATATATGCAACCCAAAAATTGAATCAATTTCAACAAAATCAAATTGAACCACCAACTACACCACCAACAACACCCACTCAAATAGTTGGTATCACATACCTCAAAAACTTATTTACTATTAATATTGAATTTTTTGATGGTAAATATAGAACAGTATACAAGAACGTGGATGGCACTCCTTTGTTCGAAAGTTTATATAATTTTATACCCAATAGTTTACGAATTCAAAACAATTTTAATATAACAGCAACTACGAATGCGTATTATACATTGATTACAAATCAAGTGATTCAAACTGCTTATGGTTCATTATCAAGTAATCCTAATGATCCTCAATATATAGTAAGACAAGAATTTGTTGAACCACAAACCTATACTGCAACTCCAAATACCACACAACAAAATGGTAAAAACGCATTCAGAACTGCAATGACCACATACTTATCACAAGTTGATAATTTTAGGGATAAAATTATCAATAATTTGATACCAAAATTACAAAAATCTTTAGCTAATGTTAATATCACGGCAGAGGAACAAAAACCATCCAAACTAACTGGTGAGCCACAACCAAAAGTAGAACTTTGGGAAACTTTCAAAGCACTAAATGATAAATGGATTTCAGGAAATGACTATAAAACAAAAACACTTTTCGAAGATGTTTTATTATTAGATAGAGCGAATAAAAATATTGGTGAAGAAGTTTTGGTTGATATATTTTCAATCAGTGACCAAATTACGAATATTAACGCGGCATCAAGTTTATATACTTACGTAACTGGTATATTACAATTGAATCACTTTGTAGTACTTACAATACCAAATTATATCAATTTTTATAATGTACAAGATGCCATTAAAAATCCAAAACCAAGATTGGAAGGTAGTGCTGATTTTGCAAATACACTTTTTGGAACTTTTTTGAATGTAGATTATAGAGAATCAACTGCAAAGATGGTATGTACATATGCAGGAAAACCAAGTGAACAACCTGATGTTAAAAGTGTTGATTTTAGATTTAGGAGTGATTCATTTGACTTAACAAGAGCAAGTGACAACCCTTTGGTTGAAAATCAAGTAGGAAAAAAAGATTGGGATAAGTCTAATAGAGTAGTTGGATTTAACGTTGATATCGGACCTCAAAATCAAGGTGTGTTTAAAAGTTTCAGTGTTGGTCAAAATTCATCATTGGCAACAGCTGAGTCATTACAAATTTTGAATGAAATGGCAAACCAAGGGGGTAACAGAGGTGGTACTACACAAAGTGTTTCTTTGTATAATTTATATAAAAATAGGAGTTATACTTGTAATGTGGATATGTTAGGAAATGCTCTGATTCAACCAACAATGTATTTTAATCTGAGAAATGTTCCTATGTTCAGTGGTTCATACTACATAACTTCTGTCTCTCACGAAATTGGTGATAGTTCATTCGAAACAAGTTTTGAAGGGGTTAGACAACCAGTTCCAAATTTACCTAAAATTGATAATTATATCCAAAATCTCAGAGCTAATTTAGTTAGTAAAATAACAGAATTAATTAAACAACAAAGTACAAATTCTCAAACAACTACTGCTCAACAAAGTACAAACGTTAATAATGTAACAAATAGTGTAACAAGTAATGCTGGAAATGCCGCGTCACAACAAGTTCAACAAACAACAAATGAAACTTGTAAACCTGATGCCACATTTAGTACTTATGTTAGTGACACTAATCCACCTAAAACTAATATTGATTATAAAACTTTAATTGACGAAATAAAAAGTCAAACTACAGATGAAAAATTATTGTATACAATTTTCTATTGGTCTTTCGTAAATTCTTTTGACGATGAAAATAGTTTAAAAATTATAGGAAATAATCCTGGTTTAATTTCTATTGGTAATGGTCAAACTTGGCCAAATAATATTGGTAACAAAAAATATTTTTGTAATACTAAAAATATTCCTTATGTTGAATTCGAAACTTTAACTGATTATGTGACATTTTTAGTTAACAGATGGAAACCAAGAACAATTACTTTACAAGACAATAGTACACAAATAAATGTTGAACAATATGTTAAGTTTTGTTATGTAAATTCTTTTGCTGATAGTACCACTACTGGTTTGGAAAGTTTTAACAAAATGGCATCAACCAATGAATTAGAGTTTTATGAGTATTATTTTGAAAAAGCATTACAAATTTTAAAACCTACTACAAATGTAGTAACACAGAATACACCACCACCTCCACCACCATGACCTGAAGTTTTCGATAATGTAACTAATAGTGGGTTAGATGGAAACTTTTCGAGTTTAAGTGTTAATGTAAAACAAAATGTTGGACTTTGGAATATTTTTTCAATCCTATTGGATTGGAGTACAACTGCTGAATGTGCAGGTAATGGAACTGGAATAAATATTAGTGAATATATATTTAACAACAAACAAGGTATTTCTATAAACATAACGGAATTACTAAAAGAAGTTGCTTGTGAAGGTGAATCTGCCTCAGAGAGACGTGGTATTTATAATTTCAGTATTTGGGTTTATGCAAATCCCATTTTACCTGATGGAAAATTAGATATAACAAGAAGTCAATACATTAAAAAATATCCAGCGTACATAAAATTATAATTTTTCATACAAACTAAATATTTATATAAAAACAACAACTATGAGTGTAAAATTAATTTTAGATAACTACTTAGGTAAAAATACAAGAACATCTGAAAAAGATATGGGTGATGGAACAAAACAAGTATGTGATTTAGATACTGGTGAATGTTACACTGTAAGAATGAAAGATGGATTAATTGAGAGAGTAGATAATACTATGAGAACCCATAAAAAAATCCAAGTAGAAACTACAAATGGAATAAAACAACTTTTAAATGGTTAAGAATGAAAACGGATTTAAAAATTTTACAAGAGCTTAAAAGATATAGAGAAATAAATAAATATATTTCAGAACAAGAATTACCACCACCACCTGCCGAAGGAGTAGCACCACCACCACCTGTTGAAGGAGCAGTACCACCACCACCCGCTGAAGGAGCAGTACCACCCGTTGAAGGAGCAGTACCACCCGCTGGAGGAGCAGTACCACCCCCAACAGCACCACTACCTGAACCAGTTGATACAGAATCCGATCCCGATGTGGAAAAATTAGATAGTAAAAACAAAAAAAAGGATAAAGAAGAAATTGAAGTTACTGATTTAGTTAAAGGTCAAAAAACGGTAGAGGAAAAACAAGATGAATATTTCGAAAGTTTATTTAATCACTTAAATGATTTGGAATCGAAATTGAACGCTATGGATGGCATTTTAGATAGGTTAAATAGGATAGAAACGAAAATAGAAAAATACAGAGTCAAAACACCTGAAGAAAAGATGGAACTTAGAAGTTTGGACTCAGGTCCTTTCAATCAAAAATTAAGCAAATATTTCGAAGATAAAGAAGATGAATTTGAAGAAACTGGTAGAGAACAATATATTTTAACACCTGACGAGATTGAAAACTACTCCCCGAATGAGATTAAAAGAAGTTTCAGAAACTTCGGTGATGAAGAAATGACACCAGAAAACGATATGAGCAAATTCAAAAAAATATATTAATACTTTATTTGACTAACCAACGGCTGACACTTATTATTGTGTATAATATTTTTTAACAAAAAACTTTTTAATTTATGGCGACAAATCCATTAGATGCTATTTTAGCACAGTACGAACAATCACAAAAATCAGGTAGTAATACCAACAAAATGTCTCAAGACGAGAGAATGAAGAAATACTTCGCAGCTCTTTTAAAGGACAATGAAAAACAAGGACAAAAAAGATTAAGAATTCTTCCAACAACAGATGGAAGTTCACCATTCAAAGAAGTTTGGTTTCACGAAATCCAAGTTGATGGTAAATGGCAAAAATTTTATGACCCAGGAAAAAACGACAATGAACGTTCTCCACTTTCTGAGGTATATGAAGAACTTATGTCAACTGGTAGAGATGCCGACAAAGAACTTGCCAAACAATACAAGCCTCGTAAATTCTATATCGTAAAACTTATTGATAGAGATAACGAAGCTGATGGCGTTAAGTTTTGGAGATTCAAACACAATTACAAAAACGAAGGTATTTTGGACAAATTAATTCCTATCTTTAGAGCCAAAGGCGATGTAACCGATTCTGAAAAAGGTAGAGATATTATTCTTGAAATGACAAAAGCCAAAACACCAAAGGGCGCAACTTATACAGTTATACAAACGATTATGTATGACGACCCCGCACCAATTCACATCAATAAAGAAACTGCTAATAGTTGGATTAATGATGAATTAACTTGGGCTGATGTATATTCCAAAAAACCTGTGGAATACTTAGAGGCAATTGCCAAAGGAGAAACTCCGAAATGGGATAGTGATAAAGGTGGTTATGTTTACGGAAACTCAGATTCTGGTGAGGTTATTTTAGGTGGAAAATCTACTCCTTCTTATTTAGATGAATCAGAAGATTTAGATGTACATAGTGATTTACCCTTCTAATTAAAAAATTATTAAATAACACGAACCCCATTTAAAAGTGGGGTTCATTTTTAAATCCAAAAAAATGAAAATTCAAAAGAAAATGATTGACGCGCTTTCTTTAAAGTATGAAAGTGAAATTGCTGAGGCTGAAGCAACATTAATGATTTATTTTTCTAATCCTGTTGGTATTGGAGAACACCCACAACACTTAGAAGAAATGGATAAGTATGTTGAACAAATGGCAAATGCAATAGATAAATTGGAAAGATTAAGGGAATTCATAAAATATAATCTTCAAGATGGCAATTAAGAAAAAAGAAATAACCTTGGATGCAATTAAATCCAAGTTTTCAACCAAAACTAAATACAAACCAGAAACTTTCTATAATTGTGGTGAAGCATTTATGGAAGCTTGTGGATTACCAGGTCCTGTCATGGGTGGTATTAACATTTTCTTGGGACATACGAATACTTCAAAAACAACGGCTTTAATATTGGCCGCAGCTGATGCACAAAAAAGGGGACATTTACCTGTGTTTATCATTACTGAGAAGAAATGGAATTGGCCACATGCTGTTGAACTCGGACTACAAGCTGAAATGGATACTGAAGGTAATTGGGATGGAAACTTTATATTTAATGATAGTTTTGATTACATTGAACAAGCTACTGAATATATTAATGATTTATTAGATGCTCAAGAAAAAGGGGAATTGCCTTATGATTTACTAATTTTGTGGGATAGTGTTGGTTCATTACCATGTCAAATGACATTTGATGGTAAAGGTGGTAAAATGCACAACGCGGCAGCACTTGCTGATAAAATTGGAATGGGTATTCATTCTAGAATTACAAAATCTAAAAAAGAAGATTACCCATATTATAATACTATGGTTGTAATTAACCAACCTTGGGTTCAATTACCATCAAATCCATTTGGACAACCAAAAATTAAAGCTAAAGGTGGTGAAGCACTATGGTTAGCGGCTTCTTTGGTCTTCCTTTTTGGTAACGAAGCTGATAATGGTATAAATCATATTACGGCAACAAAAAATGGAAGAACTGTATCATATGCTGTTAGAACTAAAATCTCTATATTAAAAAATCACGTAAATGGTATTGCCTACAAGGATGGAAAAATTATTGCAGTACCTCAAGGTTATATTTCTGATACAAAGGAAGCGTTAGAAAAATATAAGAAAGAATTTTCACAATATTGGAATGCAATTTTGAGTGGTACTGGTGAAATTACCTTAGAGGAAAGCACTTCTGATATCAATGAAATTTCCTACGAAGATTAAAAAAGCAAATTGATTGATATTTTCAATATTTCGATTTAAGTTTGAATTATGAATAAGTTAAAAGTTATATCATTATTTTCGGGTTATGGGACACAAGAATTAGCATTAAATTATATTAATGTTAATTATGAAAATGTTGCAAATTGTGATATCCTTAAAACCGCAAATATTGCTTATGATTCATTACATACAACAACATTGGGTAACTTGGGGGACATATCAAAGGTAAACGAGGATAACTTCCCCCAATGTGACCTACTTACATACTCTTACCCTTGTCAAGATATATCAATTTCAGGTAAACAAGAGGGTATAAAGGTAGGTACGAGAAGTGGATTGTTATATGAAGTTGAAAGAATATTGACTAAGAACCAGCCAAAATATCTTTTGATGGAGAATGTTAAAAACTTAATTTCAAAAAAACATATTACACAATTCAAGAATCATATATCATTCTTAAATGAGTTGGGATATGGATGTTCTTGGAGGGTTTTAAATGGTGCTGACTATGGATGTCCACAGAATAGAGAAAGAGTTTTTATGATGTCAGTTTTTGGTTTAACGAATGAAGAAGTTGAATCTATTATGAATGGAGTTGAGAAACACAGAAAAGATAGAATACCTATGAAACCATTCATCGAAAATGACATTGTGGAGGACTTATTTATTGAATGTGAGGTTACACCTAATAAACCTAAAAAGAATAGTGTATGTAAGCTAATAGGTAGAAGAAACGATATCAATTATGACCAAGCAAGACGTATATATTCTATTGATGGTTGTTCCCCTTGTTTAACAACCACTGGTTCACCACAGATAATGACAGAAGATGGTAGAATCAGAACAATTACTGGTAGAGAAGCATATAGATTTATGGGAGTAAGAGAAGAAGATATTGATAAATTATTATCGACAAGTTTGACAACTAACAATCATATTGCCTTGGCTGGTAACTCCATTTGTGTTCCAGTTATGGAAGCAATCTTTACAGAGTTCTTAGGTGAGTATATCACAGAAACAAAAAAATTGTCCACACAATTAAGTTTATTTAAATGATTAAAACATTATTGGTTGATGGAAACAATCTTATGATGATTGGTTTCTATGGTGTGAAAGAGTATTATCACAATGGTAATCATATTGGAGGAATTTGGCATTTTTTAAACACCTTAAGACGATTCATTGATGAATATAACTTTGATAAAGTTATTGTTTTTTGGGATAATGAAGGTAATTCTAACAAGAGAAAGATTTTATACCCCCAATATAAAGAAAATAGAACTCAAGAACAAAATGAGTTTAAAGCGCAATCTTTCAATTATCAAAAGGAGAGAGTTAAGCAATATTTGGAGGAAATGTTTGTAAGACAAGTTAATGTTGAAAATAATGAGGCGGATGACTTAATTGCTTATTATTGTCAAATTGCTAAGAATGAAATAATAACCATTTTTTCATCTGACAAGGATTTAACCCAACTTATTTCTCAAAACATTTCAATTTATTCTCCATCCACAAAACAACTATATAAGAATGGTGACAAAATAAAATTGAAAGAACATGAAATTCCACACAATAATATTTTGACTTATAAAATATTGACTGGTGACAAATCAGATAATATTGATGGAATATATTATTTGGGAGATAAAACTTTATTTAAATTATTTCCCGAATTACTTGAACAAAACTTAACAATTGACGATATTTTATCCAAGGCGGAAACCCTTTTGAAAGAAGATAAAAATAATACCGCACTAAAAAATCTTTTGACAGGAAAAACAAAATCAGGAATTTATGGGGATGAATATTTTATAATCAACAAAAAGATTGTGGATTTATCAGAACCAATGATTGATGAGGTAGGAAAAGAAATGGTGGAACTTTATTATAGGGAGACCTTAGATCCTGATGGTAGGGGACACAGAAACTTAATAAAGATGATGATGGACGATGGATTTTTTAAATTCTTACCAAAGGGGGATGATGCTTGGGTGAATTTCGTAAAACCATTTTTAAAACTAACTAGAAAAGAAAAAAACAATTTTAAAACAAAAAAGTAAAAAACAATGAGAGAACAAGACATTACCAAATTGGAATTCTTAATGTTGGTGAACGACAATATAATCGTTCAAAGATATTTCAATGTGAGAGAATTTAATCCTGATGCAAGAAATTCTATGGATTTCAAAGAGTATATGGATGAATTATTGGAAAAGGTTAATTATCAATTAAAAATGAAAGCAGTAACTTATCTATTGGAAAACCAATATGACATTACAAACAATCCAAATATTTTGAATACATCTTATTTGGACGGACCTGAATACTTTAACATTTATTTAAAACAAGGTGAAAAACTATTATGTCACAGAAGATTCGATGCTAAAATCTACCCCCCGAAGGTCAGATACACAGTTGACATAAGACAAACTATTAAATCAATTCTTCAAGATTTAACAAGTATTTTTTCATCAAAAAACCTTTCATACGATTATCTCGGACTTAACACAAGAGTATAATATTTATTCATACAACAACTTTAAAACTATGTCATCTAACAAAAATTTTGATTATTTAGGGAGCGGATTCCAATTACAACTACTTAATCAAATTGTGGTGGATAAAGATTTTTCTAGGTCAATTTTGGATGTAATTGAACCAAGTTATTTCGAAAACAAATATTTTAAATTAATCATACAAATGATTAAGGAGTATTATAAAAAGTGGGATGGTGTACCCACGTTTGATACTTTAGAACAAATAACCAAATCCGAATTTAGCCAAGAAACTATTGCAAAAGTTGTTATTGATACCATCAAAAAAATTAGAGAAACCCCAGAATCAGGTGGTGATTTTATCCAAGAAAAAGCATTAAAGTTTTGTAAACAACAAGAATTACAAAAGGCAATAACAAAGGCACAAAAAGTTATTGATGGTGGTGAATTTGAAAACTATGATGCTTTGGAAGAAATGATTCGTGAGGCACTTCAAGTTGGAGTTGTGGAAAATGGAATGTTAAATGTATTCTCAAATTTGGATGATGTATTAAATGACGACTTCAGACATCCGATACCAATGGGAATTGGAGGTATAGATAGGTTATTAAAAGGTGGTTTGGCAAAAGGTGAAATAGGTGTTGTATTGGCACCAACTGGTGTTGGAAAATCAACATTGTTAACCAAAATTGCAAATCACGCATTTAATTTGGGTTATAATGTCCTCCAAATATTTTTTGAAGATAATCCCAAGGTAATTCAAAGAAAACATTTTACATTGTGGACAAAAATACATCCTGATGATATGTCCAACAAAAAAGATGAGGTAATTAAAAGAGTTAAAGAAATTGAACAAAAAATGGAAAATCAATTAATTTTGGAAAAATTACCATCAGATACAATGACAATGACACAAATCAAAAATCTTGTTAGAAAAAAGATTGCTGATGGTGTAAAAGTTGATATGGTTTTATTAGATTACATCGATTGTGTTGTACCAGAAAAAAACTTGGGAGATGAATGGAAATCTGAAGGTTCTGTAATGAGAGCTTTTGAGGCAATGTGTCATGAGTTGAATTTGGTAGGTTGGACTGCAACACAAGGTAATAGAAGTTCAATATCTTCCGAAGTTGTAACAACGGATCAAATGGGAGGTTCAATTAAAAAAGCTCAAGTGGGACACGTAATTATATCTGTTGCAAAAACATTACAACAAAAAGAAATGAAATTGGCAACAATTGCGATTACGAAATCAAGGATTGGTGATGATGGAATTATTTTCGAAAATTGTAAATTCGATAATAGTATGCTTGAAATAGACACCGAATCATCTGTAACATTTTTGGGGCACGAAGAACAAAAAGAAGAATCCAATAGACAAAGAATCAAAGATTTATTAGAAAAAAGAAAACAAAGAGAAAACACAATATAATTATGACTGAAAAAATTTTAACTGAAAACCCTTCACGTTTTGTTATTTTTCCAATCCAATACAATGATATTTGGGAATATTATAAACAACATCAGGCGGCTTTTTGGACAGCTGAGGAGGTAGATTTAACTGGTGACATTAGAGATTGGCAAAATTTGTCCGAGAATGAACAATATTTCATTAAAAATGTTTTATCGTTCTTTGCGGCATCTGATGGAATTGTAAATGAAAACTTGGCAGAAAACTTTTACCGAGAAGTACAATACCCTGAAGCTAAGTTTTTTTATGGGTTTCAACTTATGATGGAAAATATACATTCTTTAATGTATTCACTATTAATAGATACTTATATATCAAATCCAAAAGAAAAAAATGATTGTTTTAATGCTATTGACAGATTACCTGCGGTTAAGAAAAAGGCTAAATGGGCTTTGGATTGGATTGAAAAAGCGTCTTTCCAAGAAAGATTAGTTGCTTTTGCCGCTGTTGAGGGTATATTTTTTTCAGGTTCTTTTTGTTCTATTTTTTGGTTGAAATCAAGAGGAATTATGCAAGGACTATGTAATGCTAATTCATTGATTTTTAAAGATGAAAACCTACATTGTGATTTCGCAATTCACTTATTAAACAAACATGTTGAAAACAAACCAAGTGAAAAAAGAATAAAAGAAATATTATTATCAGCTTTGGAAATCGAAAAAGAATTTATTACAGAATCTTTACCTGTCTCATTAATAGGAATGAATTCAAACTTAATGAAACAATATTTAGAATTTGTTGTTGATGGTTTATTGGTTAAATTAGGTTGTAGTAAACAATTTAATGTAGAACAACCATTTAAATTTATGGAACAAATCGCGGTTGAAACCAAAGGTAATTTCTTTGAATCAAGGACTGTTGAGTACCAAAAAGCAAAACTTAACGAGACAATTTCATTTACAGACGATTTTTAAAAATTATTATTATGTCATTACGAATTCAAAAAAGAGATGGGGACATCGTGTCTTTCAATCCAACCAAAATACAAACAAGAATTAAACGAGCAAGTAAAAATCTTACTGTCAATTCGGATCAAATATTCATTAAAGTTATTACATCAGTACCAACTGAGGGTATAATAACAACAAAACAACTAGATAAGTTAATTTATGAAATTGCCGCATCTTATACTGGTAGTCATCATGATTATTCTAGATTAGCATCCTATGTCGCTATTTCCTCGTATCATAAAGAAACAAATGAAAGTTTCTGTGAAACGATGAAAACGTTGGCAGATTACGGAATTGTAAATCAAGAATTAATTGACATTATTGATAGTTATGGTGATTTAAATATTGATGAGGCCATTAATCACGAAAACGATTATAACTTTGATTATTTTGCATGGCGTTCACTATTTGAAATGTATTTATTGAAAACACCTGAAGGTTTAACCATCGAACGTCCCCAACATATGTATATGAGGGTGGCTCTGTGGGTTACAAAGTCATTTGATGAAGCTATAGAGTACTACAAATCATTGTCTAATCAACTAATTTCACCTGCAACACCGATTATGATAAATGCGGGGACAAAAATACCACAATTGGCATCTTGTGTTTTACATTATAACGATGATGATTCAAGAGAAGGATTACTTAATACAATGTGTGATATCTCCACATATTCTGCTGACGCTGCAGGTATTGGCTTATGTATGTCCAATATTCGAAGTAAAGAAAGTAGATTATCGAGTTCAGGTGGATTTGCGGGTGGTTTATTAAAATATTTAAAGATTGTTAATGAATCTTTAAGGTTTTTTAACCAACAAGGTAGAAGACCTGGTTCAGCGGCAATTTATCTTGAACCTTGGCATAAAGATATTATTGATTTGTTGGAGATTAAAAAGAACACAGGTGCGGAAGAATTAAGGGCAAGAGATTTGTTCACCGCTCTATGGATTCCTGACAACTTTATGAGAGCTGTAAAAGATAATGGTGATTGGTATTTATTCTGCCCCAATGATATAAAAAAAGCTGGTCTGAAACCACTTCAGGAATGTTTTGGCGACGAATATGAATCTGTATTCAACCAAGCAGTAAGTATGGGTTTGGGAAGAAAGATAAAAGCTCAAGATGTTTGGACTAAGGTTATTGAATCTCAAATTGAAACTGGTGTTCCTTATCTATCTTCTAAAGATAATACGAATAAAAAAAGTAATCATCAAAATTTAGGAACTATAAAACAATCAAATTTATGTTGTTTAGTTGGAGATACTATTTTAACGATAAAAAGAGAAAATGGTGATATTGAAAAATTAACAATTACTGAAGTTATTGAATTGATTAATCAATCCGAGAGATTGATGGTTTTAAGTAAAGATGGAAAATTTTCATTAATAACGGCTGGAATGTTAACTAAAAAAGACGCTGAAATTATTGAAATTATAGATGAAGAATTTAATTTTACTATTAAATGTACTCCAGATCATTTAATTTTTACTAAAAATAGAGGATATGTAAGAGCTGACGAATTAATTGAAACTGATGAATTAGATTTGTACAAATAGTCGTTTTTATTATATTGGTATATTTATATATGAAATATATTTTATGAGATATTATGTTTATATATTATTAGATGAAACCATAGAAGGATGTTATGATAATGAATTTTGCAAAATACAATACAAACCATTTTATGTTGGAAAAGCAGATTCAATGTCAAAAAATAAAAAAGAAAGACATTTAGTACATTATGAAGAATTGGATAAAAAAATAAAAAAAATAACCAATCCTCATAAGTATAATACTATAAAAAAATTAAAAGAATTAGGGTTTAAACCAAATTTTGTTATAATATATAGAGATGATGATGAAAAAAAAGTTTTAGAAATTGAAACTAAATTAATTGAATTTTATGGTAAATCTAAAAATGGTGGTATATTAACTAATATTTCAGATGGGGGTGTTGGTGGCAATATAATGAAACATATTGATGGTTTGCAAGAAAAATTGAATAAAATAAACTCTGAAAGATGGATTGGTGAAAATAATCCCAATTATAATAGGAAAAAAGAAGAAACTTATAGTTTTATTTTTAAAAAAGAAAATGGATATCATTGGAATAAAGGAAAAATTATGAGTGAAGAACATAAAAATATCTTAAAAAATAAGAGATATGAAAAATTACCATTAATTAACATGATATGTCCTAATACTTTTAAAGTAATTGATACTATTAAAACTGTGGATGCTATAAAAAAATATAATTTAAATTCAGTTTTATTATATAGATGTTTAAAAAATGGGGGGCAACATAAAGGATTTTTTTGGAAGTTTCAAGGAAAAGAATTACTTTTATCAAAATCTAAAAGAATTGATTATATTAAACCAAATAAAATAAAAAATAAAAAAAATATTAAAAAAATTTTTTTTAAAAAACATAAGAACGATGATGTTGAAATTTCATTTGAAACTTTAGATGAAGCGTCAAAAACGATAGGATTTAATAAAGAAGTTATTAGAAGAAAATGTATTATAAACAATACTGAAGATAATATTTTTAGATATGAAAATTCTAAATATAATTTTCATATTAAACAAGGTAAAAAATTAAAAATTTCATCAATTGACAATAAGGGGAATGTTAGAATATTTGAATCTATAACCGAGGCTGCCATATATTATAATGCTAACCCATCAGCAATAACTTCAGTATGTAAAGGAAAAAGAAAAAAACACAAAAATTTAATTTTTAAATATATTAATAATGATTAAAATAAAAAAAATAACAGACAGACAAGATGTTTATGACATTCAAGTTCCCGAAACATCTTGTTTTTACGCTAATAATATTTTAGTGCATAATTGTGAAATTTATCAATTCACAGATGAAAAAACCACGGCAATTTGTACTTTATCCTCAATGGTATTAAAGAACTTTGTACACGATGGACAATTCAATTTTGAAGAACTTTATAATGAAACTTGTAAGGTAGTAAGAGCACTAAATAAAGTTGTTGACATCAACAATTATTCCACAAATAAAGGTGAAAAAGGTGGTAGAGAACAAAGGGCAATTGCTATTGGTACTCAAGGTTTAGCTGATGTATTTTATTTAATGGATTATGAATTTACATCAGAAGAAGCCAAGAAATTAAACAAAGAAATATTTGAAACAATTTATTATGCCGCAATTAGTGAAAGTAATAAGTTAGCTCACGATGGTGAATATCCAAAATACGATTTCTTCGAAGGGTCACCAATGTCAAAAGGTATATTCCAATTTGATATGTGGGGATTAACTGAAAATGATTTGTCAGGAAGATGGAATTGGAATGATTTAAAAGAAAATGTAATGAAGTATGGTGTATGTAATTCATTGTTTACAGCACAGATGCCAGTTGCAAGTTCTGCAAAGATAACAGGTTCTTATGAAATGACTGAACCTGCTCATTCAGCAATATTCAATAGAAGAGTAGTTGGTGGTGAAATTATGATTGTAAACAAATATTTAATTGCTGACTTTGAGAAATTAGGAATATGGGGTGAAGAATTGAAGAATGATATTATATACAATGAAGGCTCAATTCAAAACATCAATTTTAATAATTATTTGGATGTCGAAGATAAGAAGTATAATCAAAAGGTTAAGAGAATCGAACACCTTATGAAGAAATACAAAACAATTTGGGAAATATCACAGAGGGAATTAATTAATATGGCTGCAGATAGAGGACCATTTATTGATCAATCACAATCTATGAACATTTATATGGGTAATCCTACTTTATCAAAAATTACATCTTCTCACTTTCATGCTTGGCAAAAAGGTTTGAAAACTTTGTGTTACTATGTAAGAACAAAAGCAATATCAACTGGCGCGAAACACTTGGCGGTGGATATTTCTAAAATAGAAAAACCAAAAGTTACACCAACATTACCACACGTTGAACCAATAACCAGTAAACCTTCCGATTCACCATTTGATTGTTTTGGTTGTTCTTCCTAAAAATATAATCACGACTTAGTGTCGTGATTTTTTGTTTTATGGTATTTATAGAAAAAATATAGGACATATATTTATTGTTATGGCAGATGGTTTTACATATGGAATAAATTTCCCATTCAAAGATTCGTATGAAGGAAATTACTTGAGTTTATCTCAAACAACTGAACAAGAAATCAGAAGTAATTTGATTCACTTGTTGTTAACTAGAAAAGGAACAAGATACTACTTACCTGATTTTGGAACGAGATTATACGAATACCTTTTTGAACCTTTGGATGGTCCGACATTTTCTGATTTGGAATCGGAAATTAGAGATTCTGTTTCAGAATATATACCCGGTATCACAATAACTAATATTACTATAACGCCAGCATCAGAAAATGAAGAGGATAAAGGATACTATATAAACGAGGATAATCAAAGAGAATTTAGAGTACCTGGTATTGGACAGATGGAACATACTGCAAAAATAAAAATTGATTACATATCAACTGATACTGCATTCGAAAGTAGTGACTTTGTAATTATTAATATATAATTCTATGGCTAATAAAAAAATATCATATACAACAAGAGATTTCCAATCCATAAGAACGGAATTAATTAATTTTACTAGAACTTATTATCCTGATTTAATTGATAATTTCAATGATGCTTCAATTTTTTCTGCATTGTTGGATTTGAACGCTGCCGTATCGGATAATTTACAATATAATATTGATAGAAGTATACAAGAAACTATTTTACAATACGCACAACAAAGATCCTCCATTTTTAATATTGCAAGGACTTATGGATTAAAAGTTCCTGGTCAAAGACCATCAGTTGCATTAGTCGATTTTTCAATAGTAGTACCAGTTTTCGGTGATACAGAAGATTTAAGATATTGTGGAATACTTAGAAGGGGTTCACAAGTTAATGGAGCTGGTCAAGTTTTTGAAACTGTAACTGATATTGATTTTGCGTCACCGATTAGTGCCGATGGAGTACCAAATAGATTAAAAATCCCCAACTTTGACTCAAATAATAGGTTATTAAATTATACAATTGTAAAAAGAGAAACTGTTGTTAATGGAACAACTAAAGTTTTCAAAAGGGTAATTACAGCTAATGATGTTAAACCATTTTTTGAGTTATTTTTACCAGAGAGAAATGTTTTGGGTATAACGAGTGTTCTATTAAAAGATGGAACTCAATATGCAAATGTACCAACTAATGAAGAATTCTTGGGAGCAGATAATAGATGGTATGAAGTTAAAGCATTGGTTGAAGATAGGGTATTTATTGAAGACCCAACAAAAGTTTCCGATAATCCGGGTATAAAGGTTGGAAAATATATACAAACAAATACTAAATTTATTTCAGAATTTACTCCAGAAGGTTTTTGTAAACTTACTTTTGGAAGTGGAAGTCAATCAGCCGATGAACAACTAAGAGAATTTGCAAGAAACGGATTTGAATTGAATTTATATAAGTATTCAAACAATTTTGCTTTAGGTAGTACTTTGAAGGCTAATAGTACATTATTCGTACAATATAGAATAGGTGGAGGAACAGGAAGTAATTTAGGAGTGAACGTAATAACTCAAATAGGTACTATTAATTTTAATGTAAACGGACCATCAACCTCTGTAAATACAAGTGTTTTTAATTCTTTAGCTTGTACAAATGTTACGGCAGCGATAGGAGGTGCTGCAGCACCTACAACTGAAGAAGTTAGAAATTTAGTAACATTTAATTTTTCAGCTCAATACAGAGCTGTAACAATCAATGATTATGAATCTTTAATAAGAACGATGCCATCACAATTCGGAGCACCAGCTAAAGTTACAATTACAGAAGAAAATAATAAAATAAAAATAAAAATGTTATCTTATGATGAAACTGGTAGATTGACTGAAATCATATCTAATACATTAAAAAATAATGTTGCAAACTACCTTTCGAATTATAGGATGATTAATGATTATATTTCTATTGAAACTGCAAATGTAATTGATTTAGCATTTACAATTGATGTTGTATTAGATAATAGTCAGAATCAAGGTGCAGTGATTACTCAAATTGTTGACAATGTAACCAATTTTATGTCACCATCTGTCAGAAATTTAGGAGAAAACGTTAATATATCTGAATTAAGAAGAATAATACAATCACAAAATGGTGTAATTACTTTGTCAAGTATTTTAGTTTTTAATAAAGTAGGTGGAGAATATTCATCTTCTCAAACATCTCAAAGATATTCAGATAGTGAGACCAAACAAATTGAATTGATTGATGATACCATATTTGCAGAACCTAGTCAAACTTATCAAGTAAGATATCCTAATAGAGATATTAGTGTTCGTGTTAAGAATTTGAGCACTATCAATTTTTCATAAAGATTTATTTTAATCTTTAATAGTTTATCTTTTTGAAATGAATAAATAAACTATTTATTTTTTAAAAGATAATTAATGTCTAACACATATAGAATAAGAACCGAAATCGGTAAAGATAAGTACGTAAATGTATTATTAGAACAAGATTTCGAACAATTAGAAATACTTTCTTTAAAAATACTTCAAAGTCAAATTTACAATAGATTATGTTCTGACTATGGTGTTGTTGCTGGAAGAATAACAGCAAATTCTGGATTTGGATTACCTAATTGTAAAGTATCAATTTTTATTCCTTTATCTAATGAAGATGAAAATAATCCCGTCATATCAGATTTGTATCCCTATAAACTTTTGAGTGATATAAATGATGATGGTTATCGATACAATCTTTTACCTTATGTTAAATCACATAATGGACATAATCCGACTGGTTCTTTTCCTGATAGAATTGATATATTAACTGACCCATATTTAATCGAGGTTTACGACAAATACTACAAATTCACTGTTAAAACAAATGATAGTGGGGACTTTATGATTTTTGGAGTTCCTCTTGGAACTCAAACTATTCACGTTGATATTGATTTATCTGACATTGGTGAATTTTCATTATCACCACAAGATTTAATAAGATTGGGTGTTGCAACAGAATCACAAGTTGCTGGTACAGAATTCAGAACTTCAACGGACTTGAATACTTTACCACAAATAATTTCATTAAATAGAACAATAAATATTGAACCTTTATGGGGACAACCTGAAGTATGTACTATTGGTATTACGAGAACTGACTTTGATATAACTCAAGAAGCTGGCATTGAAATTACACCAACAGCAATCTTTATGGGAAGTATATTTTCGAATGGAAATGACCAATTTCAAACCCAAAGATGCAGACCTAAAATTAGAAGTGGTGATTTATGTAATCTTATTGCTGGTCCTGGTGAAATTTTGGCAATAAGACAAACAATATTTAATGATGATACTGGTAGACCTGTTTTGGAAACATTTGCGTTGGAGTCGGGAGGGCAAGTAATTGACGAAAATGGTGCTTGGTTAATTGATGTCCCAATGAATTTGGATTACGTTACAACGAATGAATTTGGTGATAGAGTTATTTCGAACGATCCAAAAGTAGGTATCCCAACAAGAGGTAAATATAGATTTAAAGTTAAATGGAATCAATCACCAACCTTATCTGAGGACATAAAGAGAGGTTATTTTTTAGTTCCCAACATTAGAGAGTACGGATGGGAAATAAATGATAATAGAGACCCACTCGTAATACAAGATTGGATTCAAAATCCATTAGCAATTCCACCGGTGGTTGACCCAAATTTTTATCAATACAATGAATTAGCTCGAAAATCTTACTCTTTCAGTTTGGATTGGAATGATTATGTTGACCCACAAGCCGCAATAAATTGTGAGGATACATTTTATTTAATGTCGTTTAATAAAGTTTATACTGTATCACAATTGATAGACCAATATAGAAGAGGTTTTTTACCAAACGAATTTGTTGGAATTAAAAATAACCTTGATGAATCTTGCGAAAGCGATAATGTTAAATTTCCAAATAATGACTCCAATTATAGATTTGACATTGTATATCTTTTGGCCTTGGTTGCAATGTTCATTTTTAAACCTATTTTATATGGTTTGGTTCCTATTTTGCATGTTGTTGCGGCCATATTAGCTATATTAGGTCCTGTTTTTGGAATTATTGTGGGAGTTATATTGTATATTGTTTTACCAATATGTTATGTGATTGCAGGTATTGTTTCATTTTTGAATGCGTTAGGAGCTGGTTTAGAACCAATTGATTGTATTGATCCCGAAGAAATTAATAAAATTGTGGATGACTTATTTAATTTGTATAAAAAAATATTAAATATAAATTTACCTTTATTAGTATATCCAAATTGTGAATTGTGTTCTTGTGAACCAGGTGGAGAATTAAGCACTCAACCACAAAATGTTCAATCATCAGGAAATTACGTTACCGCAGCATCAGAAAGTGGAGGATTCGGTGTATTATCAACGTATATGTTACCAACACAATATGATGTAAAAGATGTGGATGCACAATTCAGAAGTGGTATTCAAGCCCTATTATCGGGTGCGGCATATACACGAGATGAACCATCTGGTAAAGCAAGAGTACCTCAATATTCATTATTTGGTACAGATACGGATTGTAGTGGTGTGTGTGGTAATGGTGAGGGAAATAATCCAGACCCTTGTCCGAAAGTTTTATTTACAAATAATTTAACTTTAGCTGAAAGAATAAATTTATTTAATGTAAAAGCTAAGTATTTTGACGAAAGTGCTAATAATCCTGGAGGAGGTATAAACAGAATTAAAGTTACCTTTAATACAAGTTTAAATGATTCAACAACAAAGTATCATTTGGACAATATGTTGGTAATATCTTGTAAAGAAGGTTCATTACCAAATTTTACTGCTGGTCAAATTATATCCTTCCAAGACCCAAATTTAAGTTCGGATATAAACATTAATGGTTTTTCACAACTCAATCAATTTGGAACTGCAGCAGTTACTGGTACAACTTATCGTTCAGGTATACAAAATATACCATTATCATATGCAAACCCAAATGGTAGTGGTTCAATATTTGTTGTTAATGGTTACGATTTGAATTTTTCAGGTGACCCACAATTCCATAAATTTCCGATGGATATTGAGTATTATCAAGTAATTACTGCGATGACTTATTCAAATTATACTGGACAATGTCAATCAGCAAGTTTGAGTAATAATAAAACATTACCACATCGTTTTTTAGGTAATGATACTTTATTAAGGGAAGTTAATAAAATTTATTCCTATAGTTATTATCCACCTTCACCACCACACCAAGGGTTTCCACCTGCGAGAATATACAATCCTATGAAATTGTATAAAAAAAGTAATGAACAAGTTATTGTTTTTTTAGTTAGAGGTGTTGATCCTTATTCTACAAGACAAATTAATCAATATGATTTAAGTAGATTATTTGGTTATGATTTAAATAATTTTGGATTACCTGAAGGTCAAATAGTAGTCAGTGGAAATTATAAATTAAATATTCCGATTCAACCATCAACTACTTCGACAAATTTAAATGGTTTCAGGTCAGTGAGACATAGTTTTGGAATATCAAATAATATTTTAACAAATTCTGATTCGACAACAGGTATTCCATTATATTATGATTCTTTTAATTTTGAATTATCAACAAGTGGTTTAGCAAAATTTAGTGGCTTTACATCCACTATGCCAAGTTATTATTCTAGTTTAGATTCATCAGTATCAAGTAATTTCAAACCAAGTGATGTACCATCATCAAGTCCTTTAATATTGAACAAATTTGCAGGAACACCTGGTGGATATAATAGTACTGAAGTACTAATAATAAAAAGTCCAGGTACACCAATACAACCATCATTTTCTCAAAATCCTATACTTCCATTCCAAAATAATAACGCTCCATATTATTGGGGATTTTCTGTTGAGATAGATTCTCAAATAGGTAATTTCTTTGTAAATGGTCTTAATACCAATTGTAATAGAGATTATTTTGGTGCTTTACCAAACGATTACCAGTATGATACTAGAGGTTATTATGTGGGAGAAATTATTGATGGTGGTTCTCTGATGGGTCAAGAAAAATCTAAAATAACTAGTGTTTCACAAGATTTTTATGCTGATGGATGGTATTTTTGTCCAAGGTATACAAACACTTATGATTTTCAAGCTGCAACCAATTCAGTCACAGCAAGAAAAATAATTATGCGTTCTGATAGATTGCCAACTTCATCTACAGTAACAGATGTACAAGGTAATAGTTTACCTTTACAAAGTAATTTAATTTTTAGTGTATTTAAATTAAGTGATGATGGTTTATCACAAGGGTCAGTTGGTACACCATCATTTATTGGTGGTGGAGCGGATCCGAATTCTTCCAACTTAGTTATTAGTGAATCAGTTCCAAATCCAGTTTTTGAATCTTTTTCTTGTGAAAATGCAGTTCCTCTATTTTGTTATACAACAATTAATAATGAAATATCAATCAAGCCTGATGATAATATTTGTTACACAAATGGTGTAACGGGTAAAAAAATTATGAAAAATGGATGTTATCAACTTATAACAGAGGTACTTTTATCACTTCCTGCTGATTTATTAATTGTTAATGAATGGACATCCCGATTATTAGTTAATTTTGGTGCTTGTAGAAATGTTTGGTCTCATTTGTTCATTAATAATTGGATTAATGGTTCTTTATATGCCTTTGCTTTCAAAAACGATAGGATTTTTGATTTAAATAATAGACCCACAAGTGTATATTGTAGAAGAACATTGTATCTTCACCCAACAAACAATTTTTATTATAGAAGTAGCCCATATGTAACAGGTTCAACCATAGGGTTTATTGGTGCACAACCAACTACCTTCTTGGGGATATCTTTTGGAGGCAATAACAAAAATTTGAAGTTCCCCACTACTATTATGGATTTAGGACCGAGGTCACAATATCTACAAGAACTTGTATTTTCAGATGAATTCGATGGTTATGTTGTAAATAGATTGGGAGATTCTTCTTATACTGATGTAAGTGAAATTTTAAATTTCCTTATAATAAGTAGAATAACAAATTTATGGTTTATCGTTGAAAGATTATTGAGTCCGGTTGGTGCAACTGTCTTTAACTTTTTTAGTAATTCTAGGGCGCCATTTAAAAATTTGGTTGATGCTGATTACGCTCAAATGATATCAATTAGCTCCGAACTTGGTATAGCAACTTTTGAACCTGCAAATTATCCAGCGGATCCGAATGGTCAAGACCCACTTTACGTTAATAGTCCCTTAGCGAGTGATGGTGTAATAGGAATATTTTGGTCAAGTAATACACAGGTTCGAGATTTTATTACACCAAAACGAAATATAATTAATTCAAATGCTAATTTGGGCTCTATTTGTGCTTTTTCAAATATACCAATATTTTCTCAAGAAGTACCTTTTTATCAGTGGCAAATTAAAAATAACGCATCATTTCCCATCCCTTTTGAAAGTATTTTTGGTTCTCAAAATAATAATTGGTATACAAACCCAATTAATACAAATGGTACATTTTTTAGTTCAAAATACCAATCTATGGATAGATTAAATCCTAACTCTAGATATTTTAGATATAGAACAACTAATGGTACGGGTTATATTTTTGCAACAGATTCTAATGGTGATGAGGATGGTGATAGAGGTTTATGGACTCACAATAATCCTGATGAAAATACCATTACTGTTGGTGCACCATTCCATTTTTATTTTGGTTTGAAAAAGGGTAAAACATCTTTTGATAGATTTGCAAGAAAATGGATAAAATTTGAAACAATAACTGATTGATGGGAAATATTAATTATACAAGAATTGTTTTGGGTTCTTTAAGGTACAAATCAGCTCCTGATACTGATTTGTCCCTTCAAGTACCATTCAAAAGCACCCAACGTGAATTGATTGAGTACGAAAGAAGCGCCAACATCAATTTACAACAAGTGTTTCAAGACGAAAGGGAAGCCTCAAATTTTTTGAGACCCTCTTGTAAATTTAATATTGTTTTTAAAAATGCTTATACTGGTACAACAAACTACAGACCATTCGAGAGAAACCTTTACTACACAAATGCAGAAGAAGTTATAAGTTCAAGATGTTTATATAATAATAATAGTTCACCATTACCTTGGGGTGGATTTCCACTTTATAATGAATTCGATTTTATAAGGAATGATTATAATATTTCAGGTTATACAATACCACCAAATAATCACATAAATTTTGTTGCGAGTAGTGCGAGCACTTATAATTGGAATTTCTTTATCTCTTATGGATATGATAATGACTTTACAAAAGAACACTCCGCAACTTTTTTGATACCTGATGAAAATAATCCATATTACGAAACCGTTAATTGGACTGTCAGTGATGGAATACCATTTGTATTAACAAAAGGGACTTATAATGGAAGAAACATATTAAGATTTAGATGTCCAATTAAACATGGTATGAACATTGGAGAATACGTCCAACTCAGTGTAAATTTTACATATGATAATAATAGATTATTTCAAGTTTATAGTTTAGGAGACTTTAATTTTGGTTCAGAGGAATATATTTTTAATTTGATAGATTTTGGATATACTGGAACAACTTTCAGTGTTGGACTTAAAGGTACTGCAAAAAGAGTATTAAATCCAAATGATGTCAATGATACCATATCTCAATATTATGTTAGAAGACATAAAATTATAACTAATGCTAATGATGCTATTTTAGTAAAAACTGGTTTCGAAGAAAATAGTTATAATAACGTAAAAAAATATGAAAGTAGTGGATTTACACCTGATGGTCAAGCGAGAGTTTCAGTAAAAGAGGGGAGTCAAGCATATTCTTTGGCATTTAATAAAAAAATAGATATTGGTAATTTGTTAGATAATCAAAGAAGGCCCCTAACTGAACTATTTTTTACAGTAATTTGGAAGGGTTACTTTGGTTGGACTTTAGGTATGCCAAAAATTCCACCTCAAATCGGTTTTTATGGATTAAAACAAGGCTGGGAATTTAATTTACCAATTAATACAACAACAAATCAACCTAGTACTTGGTGGCAAAATTCTGAATCGAGATCGGAAACAAATTTTCCAATTGGTACATATACAACCACCCAAACTTCACAACCACAATATGGATTCACCTATGTTGAAACACTTAATTATGGTGATGAAATAGATGGCGACATTTGTGAATGGAACAACTTTGCGCAAACTGAAAGAATGATTGTGGAAATATACCATAAAATAAGATATAATCCTTATGTCTTTGCAACAAATTCAAACACAATAGAAAATCTCAATTCTAAAGGATACTATTATAAACCATTCTATAGTTTACCTATAAGAGTTTTTTCAGAGTATATAGAGGAGGGTAATTTTAATTCAATTGTTGGTGTACCTGATTATGCTTATTTTTCATCTACACAAAATACTTTTAGATGGAGAGATTTGTATCCATATGGTTTTGTTGACACATCTGGATTGGGATATGATTATCCTTTTTTAAATGGTGTTCATTATCCATATGAAAATTATACTTTTAGAATAATACCCGAAGGCACTAATTATACTGAACAAACTATAATAACTCAACCATTAATTGATAATTGTGAATAGTAACAGATATTATATAACAATACCAATCACATCACAAGAGATTAACATTCCTATTGAAATCACAGAAGATTTCTTAGGTAGAACCGATAGTATTGAACTATATGAGGACGAAGTTTTAGGACAAGTTATTGGTATTCCATTTGACTTTGAAATTGGTAGATATTCACACAATGAATATTCACCAACAAATTTTGAGACATCATTAAATTATGAATTTTATTTTTTTAGTGGAAATGTTAACACTCTAAGTGCGACTACTTGCCCAACACCAAGTTCAACTGGTTTAACACTTTGGGGTAACAGTTATATAGCTGAGGGTTTCGATTCAAAAGAATTATATTATTTTGCAAATTCTTTTGCAAATTCTTTTTTCAAGGTAGATTTTTATGATAGACCTGATGAAAAAAATCAAACAAATTATTTTACCATTATTATACCAACACAACAAGGATTTACAACAACTACCTCAATATCTCCTTATATTCCACCAGTACAAGTTAAAATACCAAAATATAAATTAGATTTTGTTGGTGATAAAGAGGGATTTTTTTTGTATTGGTTAAGTGTTCCACAATTTTTATCATTAAATACATTTTATATGTCCATGAAATTTTTTGATGCCAAATTAGGAGTTTTTGTAAGAATGATGAACGAACCACAATGTCGTTTGCCAAACAAATACCAATTTGACTCAAGTATATATTTCTACAATAAAGTGATAATAAATTATGACACAAAAAAATATGAAATTTTCGATGGTAAAAACAATAACATCAGAATAGGTACAACAACAAATCCTATGAAGTGGTACGAATATGTTAATCCACCAAGTTTATAATGGAAAGTACAATATATAATATAAAAATTTCACCTGAAAATATATCCAATGATTTATTCATCGTTCCGTATTCTGCAGGTTATACTCCACAAATAAGTGGAGATCCTTGTTGTGTTACAACTTTCTCAACAACACAAAAATACACTGGATTTACTTATGTATACTCGTCTATGACTGATATATTATCAGGCGGAACAAACGGAACATCTCTATTAACTGGTTTAACCTTACCAATTCTTTTTACACAATCTGCTGTTGATTTCGGATATTACTCAGTATTTGATGGTATGATTTTACAACAAGATGTTATGACTAACTTTATTTTCACTGGTTCGACAATCTTCCCGAATAATTTTACTGTTATACTATATAATACCTCGGAAAAAGAACTAAAAAAATATTTAAGTTTTTCTAACTATCAAATAGGGTGGGGAGATGGTACAACAAGTACTATTGGACCTTATACATCAACACCGTACACACACACCTATAGTTCAAGTGGTTCATACACAATAACAATGTCAGGAATGAGCCCTTGGGGTTATAATACAATCCAAAAAACGTTAACGATACCATTTTCTTCAATAACAATTAATAACCCAAATGGTACTGCATATTTTACACCTTTGGGTGGAAGTTGGTCAGGAGCCGCTTTAAATTATGATTACATATATAGTGGTGATTCTGATTGTGACACCACATTGAATGGGTTTAACACATTTTTGGGTAATTCACCTTTGATAATTTCTGGTTTCAGTAAATCAGGTTTAAATGATTTGGAAGTTTATGGTTCATTAAACGACCCAAATTTCTATTTAGGTAAATATAAGATTGGATTACAAGTTACTGGTAGTTCGAATGTTGTTGGAACTTTTTGGGGTCCTAACCCTGATGGTTATACTGCTTATACAATTAATGGTGTTGATTATTATGATTATCCAGATGGAACTACTTTATTTATTGTAAGTGGTGTTTCTGAGGTCGATATGGTTTGTTCAGCAATAACAAAAAATGAGGCATTACTAAATGTGATTGATGAACCAGTAATACAATCAAACGTTTTTGTTGAAAGGGGAAAAAATTCAGGTATAGAAACTTTAATAAGATTAGGTGAAGTTGATAATCTTGGTGATTTAGATAATTACGGCTATGGTTTTTTTAAAGTTACAAAGTTATAACTTTAATATTTATAAATAGGTTAGTCGATATAAACTTATATTAAAAAAATAATAAATGGCACTCGCAAGTTATGGTACTATAAGACCATCCGATGTTTCACCAGAAGACGTTGAGATAATTTTACATTATACTCCCTCTAGAGATGACACTGCTAATTTTGTATTAACGAAGTTAGATTCAGTATCAATATTAAGACCATATTTCAATAATTCAAATACAGGTGGAAATGCCAATATAGAAATATTGGGTGGTTTATATAATTTAAAATTACCGGCAGATCAATTCAACGCCCTCGGGATATACACTATATACTTAAGACCAACACAAATCAGAACAAAAATATTGGATTGTGGTGTTTTGTCCGCATTACCCAACGTTAGAGGAATTATAATTGATTTAAATGAAGTACCAAATCAATATAGGAATAAATTTACAAATCAAGGTTTAGTAGGGTTCAGAATTGAATATCTCAACACCGATGGTTCAAAAATACCAAATTTTTTCAGAGTAATTACATCATCTTTTTTTTGTGAACCAGTAATTCAAAACTTGACTAATACTTCTCAAAAAGCTATCAGATATAGATATACAGACACTAATAGTGGATTACTATTTTGCACACTTTCTCCATCATCAGCCCCAACAAATAAACCAAATGCAATACCTTATATTGGACAACCTGACCAAGATATAATAATTTCTAACACATTTTTTAACCCTATAACATTAGATATTGAAGTTGCCGAACATGACTTCTCCACTTTAGCGATAGCACTTTACGGTAATCAAACTAAATCTATTGATGATGGCATGTACACCTATTATGATAGTCAAAATAATATTTATAGACAATATAATCTATACGAAATCAGAGACCAATTTAACGAGCTTCTATTCGAGGTAAGACAAGACAGAGGTAACAATATAGATTTCAGTAAAAACTTCACTAATATCACTTCGTAATGGCAAAATATACATGTCCTCCTCAAACTCCATCAGGTGTTGGTACTTTTGCAAATAATTTAGTTGGTTTACAACTAGTGAATGGTGGTGGTTTGACACAAGGAACATTTAACTTCACACTCTCAGCAAGTGAAAAAGTAAATAGAAATTTTTCTACTGGTACTTTTTCGAATCCAATAAGTTTAGATTCTTTAGGGATTGTTGATATAAATCAAGCTAAAGCAATTATTGAAAATAATTATAAAGTTTATCCAAATTTTGATTTAACTCAAGTAAATAATTTTGTGCTTTATGGATCTATGTCTAAAAGGATGTCTGCAGCTGTAACACAAATAATTAGTTATTTTCCCGCTGCTATAGAATCAACAACTTTAAGAAACGATTATACAACAGGAGTAACAGCTTTCAATATTGTTTTCAATCCGATTTATAATGAAACTACTTTTAACTTAGATTTAACAAAAATAAGAAATCCATTCGGTATAGATTTTACAACTAACTCTACGAGAAATCTATCATTAAGAGAAATACCAGTATCTTCTTTGAGAAATATGACTTTGGAATATGCTAAATATTCGCTTTATTATGGTGATAATGGTTATCAATTGAAACGTATAATACCAACAAACTCATTGACATCAGGTAATTTAAATATAACCATTATTGGTAATCCATTTTCTGGTGAAACTAATGTTTTTGGAAACATAATTATCAGACCAAATGATAGTGAAGTTAATAAAGTATTCAATGAGAATTTGGACGAAGTGGAGAATTTTCTTTTGAACAGAAATGCAACACCTATATATACCGCATCATTTGTTGTACCAAAAGAAACAGAAGATGGAACATACTATTCGGATACTGCTTCAGTAAGTTGGCCAATTTTAGGATTATGGAATTTAGACATTATTTCGAGTTCTTTTACAGATTATTTAACAACACTCAATGATATAAGTGTATCATTTGATTCTTATAGAACCGATTTAATATCAAGATTTTTTACAACACCTGCTTTTAAAGAATTTGATACCATCGGACAAAAGATGGATAAAGTATTACAAATTTATGGAAGAAGTTTTGATGAGGTAAATAAGTATATTAATAGTTTGTCGTATGTAACATCAGTAAATTATAATGTCAGAAATGATATACCCTCTCAGCTATTAAGAAATTTGGCTCAAACTTTGGGTTGGCAAACAAACATTTCACCAATAACAAATACGGACTTTTTGAACTCAGTGTTTGGACAATCTAATCAAGAAAAGTCCTCGTATAGTGGTGTACCTATTTCCAAAACACCAAATGAATTGAATTATCAGTTTTATAGAAATGTTATTTTGAACACCGCTTATTTATTCAAATCAAAAGGTACAAGAAAGTCCATAGAAAATTTATTGAGATTAATTGGTGCACCAGAAGCTTTGGTTGAATTTAATGAATATGTTTATTTAGCCGATCAACGAATCAATATAAACAAATTCAATAGTTATTTTGCACAAATATCAGGTGGTACTTTAGTTGAACAAACACCAACATTAGAAAGTTCAAACGTTTTTACTTTATTTGGTATACAATACACTGGATTTACAACAATAGCCACAATTAGGGATGTTAACATTACTATCGATGAATTCCCTATAGATGAATTTGGCTTCCCTAAAACTATAACAGATAGTGATACATATTTTTTTCAAATAGGAAGTGGATGGTTTGAACAAACACCACAACACAGAGCACCTGAAGAAGTTAATACAACTTTAAGTGTTTTTCGCGGATTGAATCCTGACTATCAAACAAGTTTGAAACCTTACACTTATGGTCAGGAATATTTGGATAGGTTTAGAAAATTTCCTTTTTTACAATTGGGATATAATATTTCACCCTCAGTTGATAACAATAAATCTTGGTATGATACTGAAGTTTTATTGAGAGTTAATTTGGATGGTAATATTAATGCAAGATACTTTGTATCTGATGATAAATTAGTTTTGAACGTTAAAAATACTGAAATATTTTTAAATCCTGCACAAGGTTTGTTATATGATGTATGGTATATGTCACGTTTGTATAATTATCCAATACCAAATGAAGGTTTAAATTATGTTAATCCAAATAGTTGTTTTCCAAATGCCCCAACTTGTTATCCAGACAGAGGTGGTGTCGATTGGACTATAATTAATCCAGAACCCAAACAAAAAACTTTTTTTGAATTCGCTCAAACTTTTTGGAAAAACACTATCAACGTAAGAAACAGACAATACTCCACTGATGGTAAAACAAGTGGTTACCCAACTTTACAATCGATTTATTGGAAATATTTACAATCATTACAGGATGTTAATATAGAAAATAATAATTTTACATACCGAACTATGATTGAATATGTTAATGGTTTGGGAGATTATTGGATACGTTTAATTGAACAAATGGTTCCAGCAACAACTATATGGAACACTGGTGTGAAGTTAGAAAATTCAATCTTTCATAGACAAAAATTTCAATGGAAGCGACAAAGAGGATGTCAAATTGTAACAACAACCCCTAGTTCAACTCAATCATGTGAATGTATAAGTTTAACCGGTTCATCAAGAAATACAAGTACACTTATAAGTATCTTAAGTCCAAATGGATATGTTAATGGGAAAGAATCTTTTTTGGGTTATGATCCTTGTTGTGGATTGAGTAGAGATATGGTAATTTCTTATAATTCAGGTTCTACACGATGGGAATACTATTACGATGGTTTTTTAGTTGGGACTCTGAATTCAAGTTCAGATTGTCCTGTTGGTGGTATATGGACAAATATTACAAATATAGCTGGAACGATAAGTTCTACCTCTAGTGTAGTTTGTTCAAACTCTACTACACCCAAATCCTTGAGACCAAATCCATGTAGACCTTGTGAACTAATAGATAATTTATATACCTTTGATTGTGCCGTACAAAATACTGAGTGTTCTAAATATCCTTGGAAAAGTAACCCAAATCTCGGTAGTTTTGGAAACGTTTTAGGGCAATTACTGAATGAATATTTAACATCAATCGGATATGACACAAACAATTGTAGTTTGAATACTTTATCAACTGAATGGTATGTTGATATCAGAATCGATAATATACAAGTAGTTTCATATTCATTTTTCAATGGTATTGGATATAACTTGATACCTTTGAGTTATCCTACTACATCTGATTGGGATACAGCATTGGTAGCTGCCTTAAATTTAATCAAACCTTTGGGTTATGATTATTACTTTACTAGTAGTGATACTATAGTAGTATATAATCAGATATGTTCTGTTTCTGAGGTCGGTATTAACTTTAAGTTAAATGTCGGAATAAACTTCTCAATTTATTGTGTGTAATGGCTTGTTTTTTAGATGTAGTAGTAAATAGTGTAACTGGTGATTGTAGTAATTCTTCCATAGGTGCTTTCAATGTTAGTATTTTTGGTAGTGCTCCTGATTATACAATCTCATGGATAAGTCCCAATTTCGGGACAATTCCCTTAAGTGGTGCAACTGGTTACTCTTTAACTAATCTTTCGGGTGGTTCTTATGTATTTAGTGTCATTGATAGTTGTTCAGGTGGCAGCACTACATTTCCAGTAAGTGTTTATATATCTACTGGTACTTGTGTAACCATAACTGAAATACAAAATACAACTTGTAATTTAAATAATGGTAGTTTAACTGCTGACACAACAAACTTTTATAATTCACCTATATTTTCACTTTATGAAACAAATAATGGATTTATAAGTTCAGGTCAAAGTTTTAATAATTTGTTTACTTTTGGTTCGTTGTCAGCAGGTACGTATTATGTTGTCGCAGATGATGGTGGTGGTTGTACTGGTAAGTCAGAATCATGTATCGTCAAATCATCCTCAACATTAGATTTTGGTGTTTATGTTATTAATGATGCGGGTTGTGCTGTAGATTCAGGGGCTATTTATGTTACAGGACAAACTGGAGTTCCGCCTTATACTTATCTATGGTCTAATGGTTCAACTACACAATCAATTACAGGATTAACACCAGGTAATTATAATGTTGTTGTTACTGATAGTGCAGGATGTTCAAGTAGTTTAGGTGTTGTTGTTGACGAAGTACCTCCAATAGGATTTGGAACTTTTACAATAACAAATCCTTCATGTTATACGTCTGATGGTTCAGTTACAATTGTAGCAACAGGTGGAACGGCACCTTTTTATTATTCAGGTTCTAATGGTGCTGTTATTGTTACATTTGGTTCAAGTCATACTTTTACAGGACTTCCAGCAGGTAATTTCTCAGTAAGTGTAACCGATGCTGGTCTTTGTAATTTTGTTGCCTCAACAGTTTTATTAACTCCAAATTCATTTACAAATGTATCGGTTTCTACAACAAATTCTTTATGTAATAATAATACTGGGGTTATATCTGTTTCATTGTTTGGTGGTTCACCTCCCTATTCCTACACTTTAATAGATTATACTGGAAATTCAGCAACAACGATAACAAATGCAACAAACGTTAATTTCAACGCCTTAGAATCGGGTAGCTATACTTTACAAATAACAGATGGGGGACCTTGTGTTTTCACTCAATCAGTAACCATTAATAATACAATTCTTTATAACTTAAGTTCTGTAGTTTCAGGTACAACTTGTGGACAAAATAATGGTATTGTTACATTGAATATAAGTAGTGGTGGTACACCACCATATATTTATCAATTGGATGGTGTCATAGTTAACACGAGTTTATCAGGATATACATTTTCTGGTTTAGCTTCAGGTAATTACACAGCATCAGTAATAGATGCAAATCTATGTCAACAATTTATTCCAATTCTTATACCAAGTTCTTCGTCTGTAAACTTTATTCTAAATCCAATATCACCCTTAGCGGGTAATGATGGTGTAATAGAGACATTTATATTAGATGGTGAACCCCCCTTCTCTTATAATTGGAGTTCAAATGTACCGAGTGGACAAACTGGTTCAACTATATCTGGACTTACTGCAGGAACGTACACATTAAGTGTTACAGATGATTTTGGTTGTAATCAAACAAGGAGTGTATCCCTTTTTGGATATAATCTAATCACCTCATACCAAGTTTACAATTTATGTGATGGTGATTTCAAAAACTCTGGACAATTGATTAAAAAAGGATTACAACAAATGTTTTTAGAAGGTTTCCATGATTTAACATCTGGTGATACTAATTGTTTATTAAGTGCTGCTACATTTGTTTGTCAAGTAGATGTGAATGGGGTAACTAACTCAATAGGTTTTTATACAACATCAGGACTTACTGATTTTCCATCAGATACTATTTTTTATAATGCTGTGGAAATTTTATTAGATTTGTATTCTGAAATAGAAAGTGTGGTAATTAATCCTGTTACTGGTGAAATTACAATAAGTACTTTATGTAATCCATCTATAGATTATATTGATGCAACTGTGGTGATTAGTGTGATTATTTCGTACAATATTAATTGTGTTAGTTGTGGTCCGTAACTACCAAATATTTTCACTTTTCATATAACCTATAACACAACAATAAGCATCACTCATATCATAGTTTTCTTTTTTGAGTGTGTTGTTTTTTGTGTAACTCCAATTTATTTGAGGTTCTCTTTTTGCGACTTGTTCCCAAATAATTTGTTTTTTATCACAATCTTTTGGGAGACCACCAAATAAAACAAACTTTCCATTACCATTGTCTTTTACCAACCAAGGAAAGGCATTTTTTCTAGAGTTGTAAGTAGATATATAATCGGGTACAATACCCAAAACATCGTAAATTTCCTTAGAAATTAATGTGTTGAATCTCATTAAAGTTTGTATTGTATAAACATTATTACTATTCAATAGTGGTTCTTCTATGATTACTTTTTTTATATTAAGTTCATCATATTTTTCTAATTTTGTTTTAAATATCTCAGTTTTGAGAAACAATTCTTTCATTTTATTTTCCTCTTTTGGTTTAAGTACTGGTGATATGTGAGTTAACTCCAATAAGTCTTTAGTTTCGATATCAAAAAGTGCCCAACCTATAGTTTTAGTAGATATATCCAAACCTAAAACCTTTGGTGATTGTTTCATATTTTCGGTCATAAATTAAATGTCTAATTTGATTACAAATTGTTGAATTCCTGTTCTTGGATAAGGTGATTGTAATTTTGATAAAATCATAAGATTTTTATCAGAATCGTAAAGACCAACTTCAGTTATAAATGGTTGTACTGTTGTATTCCATGATGGATTTGAGGAATATTGAAATTCTGACTGACCTAATACTACTTGATATCTCATTTCATAAATTGTTGCCTGAATATCAGTTTCTATATTACCATAAAAATAATATTCATCTCCAAAGTTTAATTGTGTTCCTGAATATCCTACAGTTGTTAAATTAATATAATCACTTAAATCATACAAGGGTGCATTATCGTACAAATCTTGAGTTATGACGAAGGTATTTCCAGTTAAACCTGATTGGGTAATATAACCATTAAGATTCGTCCCACTTAATTGAAAAGAATAATCGATTATTTTCCATTCCGAAGGTTCAGGTCGCCCATTTCCTTCAATTTTTTGACATAAAATTTCGAATGTATCAGCTATATATCCCGATGTAATATCACAATTTACGGAACATATACTTGGATTTGATGAAAGACAATTAAATTCATCTCCAAATCTAACACTTACATTTTGTGAACTTTGTGGATTACAAGTTATATTTGGTCCTTGAATTATTTGATAATAGTTAGAATGTAATGAGTTTGTGTAGGCAGATGAATTACTTAATCTGTAAGTAACATGAAGATATTGTGTTTCACCAGTTAATATACCCTCAACAGATTCACTATCTAATCCACAAATATTAGGTGTAATTAAAGCAATTCTTGGTGCAGGTAAAGTCCAATTTCTATTTGATTTATAAGACATTGCCGCAACAATTTCTTCATCATCAATTATGATTAACTTATGGTCAGGAAAAACTTTACCTACTCTATTGGGTATTCCTGCTATAGGTGTGCTACTTGGGTTTGGATTTGTATCCCAAAGATGATAATACCTAATACCAGGGTTGTTCATGTCTTGATTTTGTTTTGATTCCAAATAATTTACAGTAAAAAGTGGAATTATCAAATCATCAAAACCTGGAGGATCGACATAAAATGTTTGGCCATAACAACATTGTGAATTTTTATGCCACATCAACCAAGGTATGTGTAATTTAAAATTTCTCGCTTCACCAGTTGTATCGGCTGGTAATGTAATGTCATGAGGTTCAAAAGCAAATTTTTCACCATAGAAAAAATCTATCGTATTATTTGTGTAATGAATAATTGCAATTGCTTTTTGTTCTTCAGGTGTAACTATAATTTTATCATCAAAAGAATTGTAGTAATATGTTGCATCTGTATCAGTTTGACCACTACTTGAAGCGTAACCAAAATATTCTTTTGAACCCAAATAATCTATCGAACCAAATTGAGTATAATCTTTATGTGTTGATGAATTTAATCCAGCTGGACTTTCAGACCAAGGTATATTCATATTCCAAATTTTAACATCGAATTGGTCGGTATAACAAACGGATTCGAAATTGATAACATCATATGGAAAATGTTGACTAGGTGTCACACTATCATAAATTTCAGTCATACCAGAAGGATAGACAATAACACGTGCGTAACAATCTCCACTCAAATAAGTAAAGTCAGGTGTTGGTCTGTCTAAACTAATTTGATTTGTACAAACACCAGTTATACGATAAGTCAAAATAGTATAACAACTTGACATATCAACAACACATGTTGCCGTATAACTTGGTAAACATGGGCCACAATTAGTCACTGGACATGTTGTGGTGGTGGTTGTAGTTGGTGGTGGAGGTGGGTCACAAGCAGTTGTTGTTGTAGTCGTTGTTACTGGTGCTGTCGTTGTGGTTGTTGTTGCTGTAAAACAATTACAATTACCACTACCACTACCATCGTATACTATAGTTATGAAGTCACCAACTTGATAGTTTCTCACAAAATCTGTGTTACAAGTACTCGAAGATAATGTAATAAGATTTGAACCATTCAAAGTGTTCATTTGAACTATGTAGTTGGAAGTAAGTGCATAATCTCCAGTTGTAATTGCACTCCATTCGATGTAAGAACCTGATGTTGTACCCAAAAAGAATCCTCTTGGAGATGCTGTGTTATATACTGGACTAACAATAGATTGCATAAATGGAATTCCATACGTATTACCATTGTTACCATCAACATAATAGGGATATTTTATATTTTCCTTATTTGATTGTGGAACTCCAGCTGAGTTTTGAGCATTGAAACTAGGCTCCAATACCCTACTATTGTACTGATTATAACTTGTTTGAGGTATAGCATTATATGATACTTCACTATCACCTATTTGAAAATAACTTATATTGAAATTACCTTGAGAGATTTTTTGTCTTCCAGTATCTGTTATTCTTGTATTAATTAAACCTGATGTGTTTTTTAAAATATATCCCATAAAGATAAATATTGAGAATTGAATTATGTTACGATGATGTTACAACAATAACATCCAGAAATAGAAACATTGCTAAGTGAGTAGTTTTCAACACTCTGACCTATATAACAAGCAATATCTTGATTTTTTGTTGTAGTTGTGTATGTTGTCAAAACTATATTATCCGCAATTGTCAAAGTCAGATTATTCCAACCCTCAGTAAATGAGCTTATATAAACATTTTGATTTTGACAACCTGGTATTGAATTGTATGTTGTACTTAATGTTAAACTTGAATATGATATAGATTGTGTCACATTATTTTTTAATAAATTACTCGTTGAAGTTGTTGTCGAAGTACCGGAATATGGAGAGGATTTCGAGGTGTTTAAATGAACCAAATTGAACGTCAATGTCACACCACTTGGTAAACTTGGAAAAACAGAAATTGTTGTATCGTACTTTTTAGTTAAAGTGGTAGTATTATTAGTAATTGTTGTTGAAGCTGTATTAATTGTAACACTATATGTAATTGAGTTATTGGACGTATTCAATATAACTGAGTTTGTCGAGGTTTCACCTGATACATCTTTAACAATAACGGAATATTGGCCTGGACATAAATTACTAAATAATGGTGTATTGAAATAGGTTAAACCATTATTTATTGAGTATGAATATGGTGGATTTCCATTGAAACCTTGGATTGCAAAAGAACCATCACATCCGCATATGGTATCATTTATATTAACTATTGAAGTTAGAATCATATTTATGTTGTTGAAGTAAATGTGTATGTACTTGTTAATGTTCCACCTGCAACTAAATTAGCTGTTAGAGTTACTAAATAAGTATGAGTATTTCCTACTGGAGGACAAGGACCTTCCCAACCCTCAGTATTAGAAGCACCAGGGTCACCAGTTGTTGGATTTATTGTTACACCACCAGGCCAAGGTATTGATGAACTAACTTGAGTAGTTGTATTCGGTATATTTGTAACATCCCAATGTATATAACCAGGGTTATCCAAATCCTCACATTCTATTTCAAAAGTACTTATGTCTGAGCTTGTTAAACCACCTGTCAAGTACCATTTAAACCACGGTGTTTCATTTGCTCCACCACATGCACCTGAAAATTTGTAAACAGTTGGTATATCAGAATCATCTAGTGCCCACCAAGTATTAATTGTTAGAGATAAGAAATCTGTACAAGCGCCAATAGATGTTGTAGTTTGTTGTGATGGATATGGTGGACTAACAGACATAGTCCAAGCGCCTGAAGTTGGAGAACTTGGGAATCCTTTGAATATTGTCCAAGTACTTGTACTTAATGCAGTATTAACAATACTACCAGTTGATGCTGACAATGACCACACACCTGAAGTACCAACAGATGGGTTATAATATACTATTTCATTACCTGAATTTGATATCCAAGAAGTTTGTCCATTTATATATGTATTATATTGAAAAGTTATTTGAGTTGTATTTGGTGTTGGGGCTCCACCAGTTCTTTTTACTGTTGTTATCGACATACAGAAAATATTTTCCAAATAATTAGGAATTGGGGGTAAGGTTGTTGTAGATGTTGATGTTGTGGTGAATCCCGGAACAACACAAGTTGTTGAAAATGTGTAATCCCCATAATAGTCAGTTACTAATGCTGTGTAACTTCCTGTAGATAATCCATAAATTGTTTGATTACCCAATGAAGTTACACCATTCGGATATGTCCATTCTATTGTGTATGGAGGAACACCACCTAAAATACTTAATGTTATCGAACCATTCGAACTATCTGGTGTACCACTGATATTTGTAACATTACAAATAACATTCAAAGGTTGAATTGTCAAAACATTACAATCGTTCACTGGTATATATCCTGCATTTATATAAGACCTTGTTGTGGTTGTAGTTGTAGAAGTTGTAGTTGTGGTTCCAGTACAAGGTGTCCTCAGAACCTGAGAACAAAAAGGTGTTCCAGTGCAAGTCACTAAAGTAAATCCACTCGCACAAGTTAAACCAGAACTACCTGCATTATCAAATGTTGAACCCGTTAAATTTCGTGTTGAAAAAACCGTAACTAAAGTTAAAGCAGATTGAGCAGTAATTGCACTTAAGGTTGTTATACTTCCTGAATAAATTTCAGCACCAAAAGCACCAAAACCACCAACATTGAGTCCTTCCATTTCTATGTAATTCGAACCCGCTGCAAGGGTTATCGGAAAAATTGACCAAGTAGCAAAAGTTTGTCCATAGATACTATAAGCTGAGGTTGAGTTATACTCAACTCCATTTGTAAAACCACTAGTGTTGGCCTCAACTAATAATGTATTATTTAATTTAAATCTGAAATAATCATCAGCACCAACTCCAATGTAATATGTTTGAGAAATTGGATTATCAAAACATGCTGTAAAACCAATATATGTGTTTATTGGTGGATATGAACCAGAAGTTGAAGGCCAAACACCTGAATAATTCAACCTTCCTGATGATGTTACACTACTTTTATTACCCCACACTGTATTAGAATTGGCACATGGAAATATTCTCGGTCCGTGTGTTGTGCCACTTAAGTTACAATTTTCACCATTACTTGGGGTAACTATAAACTCTCCGACACCAGGTCCTCCTAATAAAAAATTCAAAGTTCTATCCTTTAAATTTTTTGAAGTATCTGAATCAATAAAAAAACTAGTATTAAAAATAGGTGTTCCATTTTTTGTTTGACCTAAACCAGTAATTCCTGTCAAAATAATAGGATAAGTCAAGTTTGTTATGTCCTCATAAAAAACTGTACCCATGTGTCCATTGATAATCGAGCTACTAGATTTCAATACTGTCAGAGTAGAAGCAGAACCACTTGTTGATGCGGTAATTTCTCTTATACATTCACTATCATCTGGTGCTGCGGTGTAGCCTGAAGGACAAAAACAACTCATTTAATATAATTTAAACATAAATACATTTATCATCGATTTTGAATTATTTTTTTCATCAAATCAATATATTTTATAGTTGAACTATTATTTTCTACATATTCAAAGTGATTAATATTCTCACTAAGTTTATCTAATGGGCTCACATTTATATATTCACCCTTATAAAATTTGGTTGACTTTAAATCATCTGTAACACCAGCCATATGAAGTATGGGATGTTGATTATAAATTTCTATTGAATCAGTAGCCCATGAAAAACTTAATTCATTAGATATTTTTGTTTCATAGTTATGTAACCAAAGATTCCATAGCAAAGACCACATTTCTGCTGTCCAAAATTGAATTTCACCAGGATTTATTGGGAATCTTCTTTGATAACTTAACATTTGGTCATATAGTGGTGTACAATCCTCGTATATTTTCCTCCACAATTTGTAATCTGAATTCTTTATTAGGTATTGACCACCACCTGAATTGTTTTGGTTTTCTTTTATCAAATTTACATTAATACCAACAACATTCGCCATTTCTTTAATTAGTTGACCTTTAGGAGAATGAGGATGTTTTTGTTCATATCTATTACAACAATCCATTATGTAATTATACCCAATGTATCCAATTGTGTCAGATAGATAACATATATTATCATTTAGTAATTCATTAAAATTCGGTAATTTTCTAAATATGATGTCAGCATCATGAAGAAAAAAAAGTTTACCTAAATCAGCATTTTTCTCTAACCATTTATAAATTAAAAAAGGTTTTATATTTGGTATATAGTGTTTTTGTTTTCTTTCATCCAAATAATGATGGACATTAATTCCCAATTTTTTTAATTCTAATGATTCATTAGTTGGTATTGTATTTCCATATACCATGGCAAACAATACATGTATTTGATTGGGTTTAATACCCATTTCAATAAAGTTATGAACATAAACTCTTACTTGCCAATGAAAATAAGGTACGTCAGGTTGTGCTGATACAAAAATTAAATCTTCCATATAAAAAAATATAGAAAATTATTTGACTTTATAAATAATATAGAACATCAGCAGCTCCTTTAAATGTTGCATTTGCTCCAAGTGGTGTAATACATAACCACATTTCATCTAAAGTACCATTAACATTAGAACCAACTCTGATTTGATTATCGTCAAATTTAACTGTTGATATCGCAGTAGTACCTGCTTCACCAATTAACGAGGTCATAATATGACCTGCAGTTGTTATCGTTGGAGTTCCATTTCCCAACGCATATTGGAAAGGTGAATTTGGAATATCTATCCAAGTTGGTGTTGAAGATAAAGTTGGATTGAATTCCATTGTTAATAAATAATTATCATTAGATGTATTAAGAACACTTACTGCGTTATATTGTGATGTGACAGATTTATAAGATTCCTTCAATCTATAACCAATATAAGGATATTTTACACCTGAAGTGGCTAAAGTCGTTGTTGCTGTGTATGGTATTCCTACTGTTGAATATAATCCATTTAATGCACCTTCTGTTGATACTTGAGAACATAACATATCAAAATAACCTGAACCAGCACCAACTTGTCTTATTTCATATCTTATGGGTTGATTTGGTGATGACATATATACTGTAGGTATATTGTTTGCCGCGGTATAGTCAACAAAATAATATGTTTGCCCTGACAAAACCATACCAAATCTTACCCTACCAACACCTAACCATTGATAATCAATTGTCATCAAATTAACATCAGACCAATCAAAATTGTTTACATTGAAATTTGGGTTATTCCATACAGAAGTATCCGCACTATATGTACAAGAACCACTTAGATAAATGTTGAATGTTATTGCACTTGTCACTCCGTTACTTTCCAAAAACAAACCATCAAATACCGAATTGTATGGTGTACCAGTTGTAGATTGAAATACACCAACTCTTTTTATTACATTAGATTGAATTGCAAAGTTACTAAAACTTGCCTCGAATAGTTGACTTTTACCTGGTTGATAAATAGGATGTGTTTTGGTTTGACGAATAACTAAATCATTGTTAGCCGAGGTTGACATTCTAACTCTCGCGTATTGTTGACTAAATACTGATGTTGCCGTACCAGCAGTAACTTCACTAACTTGAAGAGGATTTTTGTCGTAAACGTGCTTGATATCTACAAGATTTTGAACAGCCGCAGTTCTTAATCTACCAAACGCATCTAAGTTTGGACCATCTGAGTATTTTACCGAATTATTAAAAATATAAGCCATATTAAATTAACCACCAATTATTATTTCTTGCCACCAATGTAAGTGACATATAGTTTATGTTCATATCAACGTAAGCATTCCCATCTATTGTACCACTCGAAGGAGTAATTCTAATTCTATAAGTACTTGCATAACCACCCTCATCTTTCACTATTATTTTTAAACCATTTAAACTATTTGGTGAAAATAAAGTTAAATCTACATTTCCTGAATAACT